GACATAGAGATAAGAGACTATCATCCGCTACCAGCAATAAAAGCAGAATTAAGCGTAGGAAAATAATTTAATATATATGTACAATGAATCAAATAATTTATTATCTTTACCATATTCCTGGTAAAAAAATAGGAGTAACACGTAATCTTAAAAATAGATTAACGGTACAACAAGGGTACCAGCCTAGCGAATACGAAGTTCTGGAAACCAGTTTAGATATTGATTATATATCTAATAGGGAAGCAGAGCTTCAACTACTCTACGGCTATAAGATAGATCGTGATACTTATAAAAGTTTAATGAATAAATTTAAAACCAAAAAACAAATGAAATTAAATGTAACAGAACAAACAGTAACGTTTCCTTGTCCAGTAAATAAACTTAAAGGACAGCTTATGGACGCAATGGGGCTTAATTTTGAGACACAATACGGCAAGTATATATTAGATCAAGATATGGCTGAATGGATCGTTAAAAACGCGTCTACATCAATGTTTAACAGCGGCAGAAGTTTTATCTATAACAAAGCATTGGCAGAATGGTACAAACATTTTAATCAACCTTTAGTTCCTGCTGAGAATATTGAAGTTAACGGACATATCGATGTTATGGATCAAATTGATGATCTGGTAAGAGATACTATTTTAAAAGCAAATCTAAGAAGCCAAGAAGAGAGATTACAAAACGCTAAGAAAAGTATTAAAGATACATTACAGAGCTTTGAGAAAGCAATGCTTGAGGCAGAGCGTAGAAAAAACGAAGATGAACTACCAAATGTTTATGATTTAATAAGAGATTGGGCTGCTAATAAAGGTATATATGCTTCAGGAGATTCGAAGACTCAATATGTAAAATTAATGGAAGAAGCCGGAGAATTAGCACAAGCTATTCTTAAAAGAGACAAGCCAGAGATTAAAGATGCGATTGGTGATATGGTTGTTGTATTAACTAATTTAGCACATCTAGAAGGTTTTGACATTGAAGATTGCATTACCTCAGCTTACACAGTCATTAAAGATAGAACAGGCGAAATGCAAAACGGTACTTTTGTAAAAAGCACAACAGGTTCTACAACAATTGGCGGACGATTTGTAAATAACCATTTAACATCTACATTATAAAATGAGAAAACAAAAAATTAAATTCAGAGACCCAGTTGTACAATGTGTTGTAAACAAGTTTGTTGATCGTTCAGACGTTGGCTATGCTAAATACGGTAAAACATTAAGAGATGATAATTCTGATATATATGTTTGGCTTAATCATCTTCAAGAAGAATTAATGGATGCGACATTATATTTACAGCGATTAAAAGAAGAAATTTCCACGTTAAGAGAAGAAAAAGCTTTGCTTAATGAATTACAGGATATTGATGTAATAGACAACTTTGAACAGAGCCCTCCAAAAAAAGAAAAATATATTGTTGGCAGAGGTGATCATTATTCTTTTACCATAGATGATATTGACTCTGTTAGATGGCAGTGTGATTGGTGTGGGCATGACAAAGAGTAGAAAAAAAGGTCCAGTAGTTGCAAAAAAGGTGATATATAATGGTGTCACCTTTGCTTCTGGATTAGAAAAGTATATGTACAAAGCATTAAAAAACGCTAAAATTGATTTTAAATATGAAGGCGAAACATTTGAATTATTACCTGGTTTTAATTTTAGCAATGATTGTTACGAAAGGCAATCAAATGGCAAAGGTGATTTTATAAATAGAGGACTTAAAAAAGTTCTTAATATAAAATACACACCAGATTTCATTGGTGAAGACTTTATAATAGAAACAAAAGGTAGGGCTAATGAATCTTTTCCTTTGCGTTGGAAAATGTTTAAGTATTTAATGTCTATAGAAGAAGACAAGAGAGCGTTATATAAACCACAAAATCAAGCAGAATGCGACAAGACAATAGAGATAATCCTAGGCAAGCGAAAATAATAGCTAAAAGGAAATATGCTGAAAGACAAGTCGATAAATTTGTTAAGTGGAGCATAGAGGTAAAAGGAAAAGTTAAGTATAAAGAATTAATGGAAGTAATAAATATGTATAAATAATGGAAGAAAAAGGGTACACAATAGCAATAGGATTATATCCTGGAATATTATTTGGTTTCAGAGCGTATGAGGAAAAAGATTATACAACATGGGTGATTTACTTACCATTTATAGACATAGCAATAGAGATTGATAAATAATGGGATTATTTAATGAGCGCGTCGCGTACAAACCGTTTGAATATCCTGAATATTATACGGAGGGTTGGTTGAAACAAGCTCAGGCTTTTTGGTTGCATACTGAAATATCAATGCAAAGTGATATTAAAGATTGGAACGAAAAGTTAACCAGTAAAGAGAAAAGTCTAGTAGGAAATATCTTATTAGGCTTTGCTCAAACTGAATGTGCTGTTTCAGATTATTGGACACAAAAAGTTGTAAAGTGGTTTCCAAAACACGAGATTCAACAAATGGCTATGATGTTTGGATCACAAGAAACTGTTCATGCTGTAGCTTATAGTTATTTGAATGAAACATTAGGACTAGAAAATTATGAAGCATTTTTGCATGAGCCAGCAACTGCTAGGCGTTTTAATAATTTGGTTGCTACTAATAGTAGTGATACTGTTGCAATTGGTAAATCGTTGGCAATATTCTCCGCGTTTGCTGAAGGTGTCAGTCTTTATTCTGCTTTTGCAGTGTTATATTCTTTTCAATTACGTAATCTGCTAAAAGGCATTGGTCAACAAATGAAATGGAGTGTAAGAGATGAATCATTACACAGTAAAATGGGCTGTCAATTATTCCGTCACATGTGCGACGAAGATAAAGATCTATTGGAAGCTTGCAGGGCTGATGTTGTTGCTGCTGCCGAAACAATGATAGAATTAGAGACAAAATATATAGACAAAATGTTTGAAGCCGGAGAGATAGAAGGTATCAAATCTTATGATCTAATTCAATTTATAAGAAAAAGAACTAATGAAAAACTATATGAGCTTGGTTATGTCGACTTGGGATCGTATTTCCCGTTTAACAAGGAAGCAGCAGCTAATCTTGATTGGTTCTACCATCTTACCGGGGGGGTTACTCATACTGATTTTTTCGCAATTAGGCCGACAGATTATTCGAAAGCTGGCGAAAACGAAGACTTTGAAGATATATGGTAATAATAAAAAAACAATTTAATTATGAGTGCACAAAAACAAAGTAGAGTAGATCAACTAGAAAAAAAGATCGAAGTATTAAAGAAAGCTGTATTGAATCTTATGGAAGAGAATCAGCATTTATCTACGTTGAACATAGGTATAATAAAGACTATTGAACTTATGCCGGGTTATGCTGAAGCGATTGCTGAGTTGAAAAACAGAATGGATCCTAAGTATGCTGAAGAGAAAGCTGTTGAAGAGCTTGCTAACTTCGTAGACAAATCATTAACTAATGAGTAAATTCTTATGTTCCGGTTGCGGTGCGTGTTGTATGACAATCGGAGCAAAAGGTCTTATGCCAGATAGGGGGGACGGCGCTTGTGAACACCTAGAAAAAGATAATAAAACCTGTTCTATATATGAAGACAGGCCTTTATTATGCAAGGTAGATGAGTTATTTGAAAGAATGAAAGTTCACAAACCTGAGCTCGATCAGAAAGCATGGAACATATACAACACAAAAATTTGTCACGAGCTTATTGACGAATTAAAATTAGATAGTAAATATAAAATAGATTTAGATGAGTACATGGAATGATGAATGGGTTAAAGGAGTAGATTATCCTACTTGGGGTGATACAGAAGTGTATAAGAAAACTATTACTGGAGGATATTTAGTGTTTGATGAAACACCAAGAGATGCTTATATGAGAGTTGCTACAACAGTAGCGAGACGTTTATACAAGCCAGAACTAGCAGAAAAGTTTTTTGAATACATTTGGAATGGTTGGCTATGTTTAGCTTCACCAGTGTTGTCTAATACAGGCACAGATCGAGGATTACCAATTAGTTGCTTTGGTATTGATGTAGCCGATAGCATTCAAGACATTGGACAGAAAAATTTAGAGATGATGCTACTCGCTAAGCACGGCGGTGGAGTTGGTATCGGTGTTAATCAAATTAGACCCGCTGGCAGTAAAATAACAGGTAATGGAACATCAGATGGAGTCGTCCCATTCTGCAAGATATATGATTCAACAATTCTTGCAACAAATCAAGGAAGCGTCCGCAGAGGAGCTGCCTCGGTTAATATTAACATTGAACACAGAGATTTTGAAGAGTGGCTTGAAATTAGAGAGCCAAAAGGCGATGTTAACAGACAAGCGCTTAATCTACATCAATGCGCAGTTGTTGGTGATAAATTTATGCGTAAGCTTGAACAAGGAGATGCAGAAGCTAGGAATAGATGGAGCAAACTTCTTAGAAAGCGAAAAGCAACTGGAGAGCCGTATATCATGTTTAAAGGAAATGTTAATAAAGCTAATCCTAAAGCATACAAGGATAACGGATTAAAAGTCCACATGACAAATATATGCAGTGAAATTACGTTGCATACAGATGAGAGTCACAGTTTTGTATGTTGCTTATCATCATTAAATTTAGCTAAATATGAAGAATGGAAAGACACTAATCTTGTATATGACGCCACATGGTTTCTTGATGGAGTTATGGAAGAATTTATTCAACGTGCAAAGGGATTACGCGGATTCGAAAATTCTGTTCGATCTGCACAAAAAGGACGAGCATTGGGCTTGGGAGTACTCGGATGGCACACATACTTACAAGAGAAGGGTATTCCTTTTGAAGGTTTACTTGCTCAGTTTGAGACTAGGAAAATATTTTCGCAAATTAAGATCGAAAGTGAAAGAGCCAGTAGAGCTTTGGCTGAGGTTTACGGTGAGCCTTTGTGGTGTGTTGGCTCTGGTATGCGCAATACCCATTTACGTGCTATTGCTCCTACTGTTTCAAATAGTAAGCTTAGTGGTAACGTATCTTCTGGAATAGAGCCTTGGGCGGCTAATGTTTTTACAGAACAAAGCGCTAAAGGAACTTTCATTAGAAAGAATCCAACATTAGAACAAGTTCTTGAAGACAACGATTTAAACACTGATGCAATATGGAATAAGATATTAGCTGATGGAGGATCAATACAAGATATAGACGAACTTGAAGGTGTTTTAGTTGGTAATCACGATATACCTGTTAAAGAGGTTTTTAAAACGTTTAAAGAAATTAATCAGTTAGAATTGGTTAATCAAGCCGGTATAAGACAACAGTATATTGATCAATCGGTAAGTTTGAATTTAGCTTTCCCAAGTGAAGCAACACCAAAGTGGCTTAATACAGTTCACATGGACGCTTGGAAAAAAGGAGTTAAGACTTTATACTACACAAGAACAGAGAGTGTTTTAAGAGGAGATATTGCAGCAAAAGCAATGGATGAGGGTTGTTTGTCCTGCGACGGTTAATGCTATACACTTTTGAAAATAAAAAAGGGATTCACAAATGTGGTCCCTTTTTTTATTATTTAGTCTTTTTGTAGAATTTTATTATATCGGCATATTCTTTTTGAACATTAAAACTCGGGCAAGCTTTCGCCGCAAACTCGTTATGACCATGCAATGTTGCGCCTTTATATATTAGCATCTGCTCCATAAGAAACTCGTACAATGCTTCTTTTTGTTTTATGGTTCTAGTGTCTTTTGGTTTCAGACTCATTTTATCAATTCCACCAACATAGACTATACCTATAGATCCAGCATTATGCCCTTGTGTATGTGCACCAACTCTATCAATTGGCCTACCTTTATGTATTGTCCCGTCAAGATATACAACATAATGGTAACCAATATCGCTCCATCCTTGAGCTTTATGCCATTTTCTGATGTCATCAACAGTCGTCTCTCTACCCTCTGGCGTGGCGGTACAATGCAAAATTATTTTATTTATCGGTCTCATCTTTTTTGTTTTTGATGGCAAGTCTCATCTTCATTAACGTATACGCTATGGAGATTATTAATAATAGTATTTTCAATACATTCTCTACTTGGGTGAATGAAATCATTAGTGCTCCTGAATTAAGTGCATAAACTTTAAGATCATCTATAAAATTTTTCATGATTTACTTTTGTTTTTGCAGTTACACTTACCTTTTTTTCCGCAGCAGCTGCTTGCTGGATCTTGATTTTGTTTTGGAACGGCTCTGCCAGAACCATTAGCACTGACAGAGATTTCCATGCCTTTAGGAAAAGTAATATTTGATCTGTTCTCCTTGATTGTTAAAGTTATTGGCTTCATTTACCTTCTTGTATTAGCGTAATTTATAGAATCTTTTATTTTTTGGTTTCGTATTTTTGTAATCCTTGCCTTTTCTTTAGACTTTTTTCTTTTCTCTTTCGCTAAATACTTCTCGTACTCCAACTGTTCAGGTGTTAGTTTTGATTTTCTAACTTGCTCCTCTATGTATTTATCCCTAGATTTTTTTTCTTTTGCTTTTATTTTTACTAAGTCAAGGCTATCTTTTGTTACTTGTGGTAAAGCGTCATATTCTGCTTGCTCTAGCGCTTTTTTAGCATCTCTAGTAGCTTTTGCTTCTGCAGATTTTTCAGCTTTTTCTTTTGCATCAGCGGCGGCTTGTTCAGTAGGATCCAAATATTCGTCTTCATACATCCCTAAACTATATTTATCCCATCCTAAAGATAACGCAGCTCTTTGCCAACCTTGAATATTTTCATCATCTATAGCTGTAATTAAGTTATCAAGCTTTGTTAACACCCTGTCTACTGGTATATTTGTTGCAGCGGCCACTAATTTTGCTCTAGGCATGTTATAAGGATTATTGAATGCACCAGACTCTTCAACTTCTTTTTGTCCTTTCTTGGTGCTTAATCTTTTTATATCCTCAAAAGCACTAGCGGCTTTTTTAGTTTTACTTGACAAAGGTGGAGATATACTTAAAGCTTCATTAACAACTTTACCGTAGTTTGCTTTATATCCTTTAGCGCTTTCATCTTGGTATTTCAATAAAGTATTTTTAGCAGTTACAGCTAGTTTACCAGCTAATCCAATACCGGTTAAAGTACCATCTACCATACTATTTAACATACCAACAACTTTCTCTTCTTTCTTTTTAGCAATGTGCTCAGCTTCACCTTCTTTTAGTTCATCTTCATCTTTGCCAAACATCATTCCAAAAGCACCTTGTTGTAAAGCGGTAAAGATCGCACTTTGTACCACTCCATAATATACAAGCTTAGATACGTTTGTTTTCATATCTCCTCTTTTATTTATTATATCAAGAGTGGCTTTCTTTTGTAAACGTGCCATCTGCATCTGAGTATTGTTGAATGCAAATATTAATCTACCTAAAACCCCAAGTTGCACATTAGAAACACGATCTTGTCTACTTGACTGTTGGTGTTCTTCTGACAATGCTCTAAAATCATCAAATGCTTTTTTCTTTGCTTCAGCATCGGTATACTTTCTAACTTCATTACCATTGCTATCAATAATCACTTCTTTTTGGTAAGTTTTAGTTCTATTCATGTAAAAAGGTGTACCACCAATTGCAATAGAGAAACTATCTGCCATTTGAGTAGGTTTAAAACCGGCCTTTATCAATTGGCCAAATATACGTTGAGGTGCATTACCTCCCTTTTCAATCGCTCTTGCAATCTCGGCATCTTCGATATTTATCTCTAACCCGTTTCTACGTTGCTTTAAGAAATCAGAATTTATTAGTTCTTTAAAAGTCTTAGCAAACTCTACAGGCTTAGCTATTGTTTTACCAGCGGCTAATATATTATTGTCTCCCCAGTTTATATAGTTTATCGCCGATGTAGTTTGAAGTAGTGCGGAACGCATATTCATCCACATGATAACACCAACAGATCCGTTGATCCAATCTAATCCTTTTTGAGCCGCTCTATTAATGTTTTCAGGTCTAAACTTACCTGTTTCCATTCTTTTTGTTAATGACTTAAAGTTTTCTACAAATCCTTTTCCATAAGCAGCTTCCATACGAATGTAGTTCTCTTTTGTAAACATTGCATCCATATTCTCTTTCCATTCAGCTAAGAAATCTTTTCTCACACCTTCTGTACTGTATTTATATAAATCGTATTTTAGATTACTTCCATACCATGAATCTGTAGGGGCTGGAAAATCAACAAGAGACATAACGCCATCCGCATAACTTCTTAAACGAGCATCATTTGCAACAATATCTGAAAGTTCTTTAACTTCAGTATCTGTTATGTCAGGTATTTTTTCACCCTTCTTATTCCATATATATACTCTTGTTGCTTGATCAGCGTCAAAACCAGATTTCTTTAAAGCTTCTTTAGACTCATTAGTTACCTTACCACCTAACTCATTTAATTGAGCATCCATTGCTTTTAAATCGGTAGTAAGTTTTTGTCTGTATGAACTAAGCGCATTTTCGCCTCTTTCGTATGGATCTAATAAAGCTTTTTTCATTAGCTCCATATCTTTGTTACCTTGTTCTCCTTTGCCATAAAATTTATAAAGCATACCAGCAAAATCCTCAGCATTAGCAGGCACAAAGAATTCAAAGTTTCCTTTCTTCCTGCCAAGTATTGCAGCTTTAGCAGCCGATATTTCCTCTCCCGCTGGCAGGCCTTTTTTACGCTCAATCATTTCACTAAGATCTTTAGAAAGGTCTTTTGAAGCCATTGGCTCGGAAGTCTCGTCTTTAATAGAAAATTCTTTAGCTAAATCACTTTCAATAAGCTCTTGCCATGCCGTTTTTTTTGTAGTCCAATTATATACATTTTCAAGAGCTTCTTTATATTTTGATTTTTCAACAGTTATATTAGCCATTTGAGCAATAGCTAATTTATAAAATTTTGCGTTGTCAGCTGTTTTTCCAAGATGTATATCGGCAAATATTTGACCCTCTTTATTACCAAGAGCGCTTTCGAAATATGTTAGCAGCTCTGTTATTTTCTCGTCGGTAAGCTTGTTTTCTTTTATAGCACCAACAAGATCTGCTCCAAAACGCGCTTTGCTTGTTAAATGTTCGTTTTTGGTTTTGGCATCAGCAGGCATACTAAGATCATAGTAAATTTCACTTGAATATTTTCTAGGGCCAAACTTGTCATTATTTAAAACCATAGCGGCAACATGCTTAGCTAGCCTTTCTCTTGCAGGATCTCCGGCTTTTGACTGGTCTAAAGACTGAGCCATCTCTTTAATAGTCTTTAACTTTAATTCAAAAAGCTTGTTTTTAATAGCTGTATCTATAATAGCCTCTTCTCTTGAAGGCAGATTATCTATTAGATTTATTTTTTCTTTTGGGTCTAAATTAGATTTTGATATTACATCTATTTTCTTTTGATGGTCTTTAGATTTTGTTATTATTGTTATTCCCTTACCTTTTTTATTGTTAGCTCTAGCTTGCTTTATAAGCTCTTCCCATTCATTTTTTAATTCAGGTGATAGTTCTATATTTGTTTTTGCATCTTTAGTTACTTCTTCAAATCTTGTACGATTAAGCAACTCTCCTTTTATATCTTGTCTACTCGTATATGAAAGAAACGGTGCTAAAATAGAATTACCTCCATATAATGACAATTCATTATTGCCAAGTTTAGTATTTGCGGCTGTAGTAAATTCTGATACTTCTCTAGGCACTAATGCGGCAAAAGGTTTAACAAATTCTTCTTCGTACTCTTTTAATTCTTTTTCTGACTTTTTGTTTATTGTTACAAAGTCTTTTATATTTTCATAATCAAATTTAATCCCGTCTGCTTTTAACTTTTGTTTAAAATTTGCATTTTCCTTATCAGCAGCTATACGGGCTTCAATATCATTAGCAAGTCTATTTTCAGCATTATATTCTTGTAATTCCCATACAAACCTGCCAATAGGTGACGCCCATATTTCTTCATTTGATCTTATATTGTTGTTTTCGTCAAACAAAGATCTAACTATTCTAAAATCAGCTACTTCTTTACTAAGACCAAACTTTTCTTGCACTCTTTCTCTAAGATCTTTAGAAGCCATGGTTTCAATACCGCGGTCTATTTGCTTACCAATAACAGCTACATAATTTTCTACTAATTTTACACTTAACTCACCTTGTCTTAGCTCTAATTGTTCACGCATAGCTTCTTTGCCAAGCACGTTCATTGTTGCATCAAACCCTAATTCAACAGCTAATGCTTCTATAATAGATCTTCTTTTACCGTCGATACGTTGTGTACCATCACCTAAAAAGTATTTTCTCCATTCAGCTAAAGTTATATTCTTTTTTGTAAAAATAGGATTTCCAGCAGCAGTTTTTTCTCTTGCTTGTTTTCCGGTCGCTGGATCTATATAAGGTTCTTTAAAATCAGCAAATCTTTTGTTTACGGAATATTGGCTTAAAAATGTTTTAAACAAAGGGAAAGCATTATCTATGAATTTTGCATATTCAGGGGTGGCTCTTTTGTTGTCAATAATATTACCAGCATGTTTAGACAAATCATTGAATAACGAATTTTTAAAATCCTCAGATAAACCTTCTTTAAAATTAAAATCTTTTTCAAATGATTTATCCGCGGCTCCTAAGTATTGCTCTACTAATTTTGGTGATCTAGCTTTAATAGTCTCAACTCTTCCGTCAGGATAAGTTATTCTTGCTTTATCACTTTCAAGCATAGCTACCTTAGCTTTACCTCCGTCTTTTAATGGAACAGTACCAATAGATTTAGCATCTAAGTTCTCTAATTTTTGAGAATTTAAAAACTTGTTAGCATCAGTATTAATTTTTTCTACCAAAGGAGCAGGCAGTTCTAATATTGTTTCTGCATTTTTTTGAGAGTCTCTAGTGTATTTCTCTGGAGATGATATATCAATATAACCTTGCTCATTGCTGCCGCTAGCCCCACTTATACCTGCACTTTCTTCTAATTTATCGATGTTCTTAACATCCTCCATCGAAAACGTATTAAACGAATCGGAAAACTCAGATTTTTGTAAAGTTTGTAATATACGTTTTGGCAAGTTACCAAATATGTAAGAAGTTAATTGAGCCTGTTCGGTTTCTCCTTTAGCCATCTTAATATACTTATCAATAGTGCTTGACTCACTTCCAGCAGACGTTCTATCCTGTATACCTAATTCCTTTGCTTTGTTGTTTATCTGTTCTCTAGTAGGGTTTTCTGTATTTATATATTTTATAATTTCTTGACCTTTTGTCCATCCTTGTGTTAAACTCGGCACACCAAAGGTACCTGTACCTGAATCAGTGGTCAATGAATCAACAATATCTTGAATTTGATCGCGTGACATAGTGATACCTTTTGAAATAAGGTACCTTTCAACTTGTTTTTTAATAAGAGGCTCCATCTCCATGCCAACCATTAACCCCGCGATTTCTGGCGAGCTTCCTGATTTCATGGCATCTTCATAAGCTCTAGTAGCTTTAGAAAATATATCTTTTTTCTCGTTTTCGCTTATTTCTTTTGATGCCATTGATTCAATTTCACCAATAGCTTTTTCTTCTGTTATTATTTCTTCGCCGGTTTTTTCATTAATAAGCTTTTTACCGTCTATTAAAATATTATCAAATTTCTTAAATTTATTTTTTAAAGCACTTGCACTTCTACCCTCTGCACTAGTCCCTAATTCATAAAGAAATTCTAATAAATCACTTGCTCTGTCTGCATTTTTTTCGCCTACGTCCAGCGCTTTATTTGAAGTAAAATCAAACCCTATTTTATTTCCAATTTCGCCTAGAGCTCTTCTAAACGTGGGCAGTATATCAGTATTAAGCATTGCGTCTCTAAGACTTGGCTCTTGAAGTAATTCTACCACATTCATGATATATTCCTCCGGTCTTTTTGACCCTGTTAATTCTGCTTCAGAATAAAATTTGTCTATTGTTTTTTCTAAACTACCTCCTAATTGTCTTCTACTTTGTAATGCTTTCTCTACAACAGGTTGTATAGCATCTTTCATTTTTTGCGCTAAATCTTTATTTTTTTCAAAAGCAGCTTTTACCATAGCGTGTCCTACTTCATGGCCTAATACTCCTTTTCTAAATTTCTCTATGTTTACCCAAATCTCTCCGTTAGGCTTAAACTCAGCTTTATTACCGTTACCCATAGCCTCTTCACCATCAACAACAACTAATTTTGTATCTTTGCCGAATGCTCCTGCTTTAGCTTTTGCGTTAAAGTCTCTTATAAGGTTTCTTCTTACAGCGTCAATCTTTGCTCCGCCTTCTGCTATAAAATTTTCAGCTTCTAACTTTTGTCTTTCGTCTAGTTTGCCAGACTCAATTTCTGCTTTAGCTTTTTTAATTTCTTGTTTTAAGCTTAATACATCTAAATCATTAAACGCTTGATCCGCAAAATTTAATTCTAAATTAAGCGAGTTCATTAGATTTATTTTTTGTTCTATTGTTTTTTTATTCTTTGGATTATTCTCTGCTTCAAGGTTCTCTATTTCAACATTAAGATTATCTACCATGTCCCTTTTTGCGGCTATAGATTTAAAATCAGTAGCTAGCTTTAAATCTTTAGCACCTATTAATCCACCTATAGCAAGATTAACCATCATACGAGAAGTAGTCTCATCGCTATTCCCATAAAGGTCTTCCATAGACATTTTAAAAGATTTATTATCTTTAACGTCTTTGTATATTGATTCGACAATAGCTGCGCCTTCTGAACCAACAGACATACCTACACCAGGTTGAATAACTTTTTGTACAAAAGGTCTAAATGCGGCTGATCTACCAGTTAAATTTATTGGTGAAAATTTACCTAATTTACCAACGAGTTTTCCCCCTAAATAAAATCCAGCTCCTCCACCAGTTTGGGATTCGCCAGCAGTAACAGTTTTAAATATAGCCTCTTCTTTTAAAGCATTGAAACCATTATATACTATTTTATCCATTAGTTTTGTTGATCTACCTAAAGCAGCCATTCTAGCCCCAAAAGCAGTTGATCCTAATATTCCACCGGAAATAGCATTTGCAATAGCAAACTTAGGCAACTCCGGTAAAAATGTTCCAACCCCTTCTGTGATTTTCATTACATCATCTCTCCTAAAATTATCCTCTTGCTCCTTAGTAGGTTTAACACCTGCATCATTAAACACTTCTTTTATTTGGTCTAATTTTGTTCTTGAACTTGTTTTGAAAAGATCACGTGTTGCCTTTACTCCGATGGTTGCATCGGAAACACTTTCTAAAAATCTTTCCCCATAACCTTGGCTCATGCTTTTAGGATCGATATTCATTAAGTATGATAGCTTATAAGCTTCCCTTTCTAACATTAAAGGCGTCTTTTCTTTAATAAGATCCTTTAAATACGGAACCATAAGCTGTCTGACTTGGGTACCTTTCCCAGGAGGAGCAGCATCAACAAAAGCTTTTTCTATTGACTTATCATATCCTTTACTGCTACCTACAAAAGGTATAAGGTCTTTTAATTTAACGCCGGTAAAAATATTCGTACCTGGTTTAAACTTATAACCTTTAGTTGCTAATGAATTACGTAGTACAATATCACTTGGGTTTAAATCATAAGTTTTATTTAGTTTACTTATGTAATTATTGTATTTATATAAATGCGAAAAGTAACCTCTTTCTAATGATTCTAAATCCGAATTTTTATGAGCAGTCCTCATCTTAGCAATCTGCTTTTCTTGGTCAGTCATAGTATTACCCTCTCCGGCTTTGATTCTGTTATCTACTTCCTCTTTGGTAAGACGACGGCCGGTTACATTGTCAAAATGAAAAGAATATTTACTATCATATTCCTTTAATGCGTTTTTTACATTTTTATCCAAGGTTCCTAATTTAGAAAAAGCCTTAGCGTACTCATCTTGGTTAACATTAGGATTATCTACAATTTTTTGCAATTTGCGAGCCTCGGCAAGACCTTTTATTATAAATTGTTCCTCAGGACTTACTTGCTTTATATGGGTGTCTATACCTAAATTTAATACATTATCATATTTTCCAGCCAATATGCTTTTGTCTGCATACTCTTTTTTCCATTTAGCCTCGGTCTCCTGTTCTTCTTGAATTTTATTTGCGATTACATCGTTAACCATTACATCAACAAAGTAGTCATCTATTTTTTGGTTTGGATGTAGTGCTTTGTAGTTAGCTAAAGCGCGATTCCTTAATTTACCTTTTATATCTTCATTACTAAGTAACTCCTCGTATGTATCTAAGTTTTCTTTTTCTGAAATTGATTCACCGTATTCCAAGCCAAAAATATCATCTTGCATTCGGTATACTTCGTTAGAATCAATTATATCGGTAATAAAATGTTTGAAACCAGGAATTATGTCTTCTCCTGGTTGCATCACTTTTTCGGTTATAGTTCTCTCTACAGGTTCTTCTTCAACAACCTTTTTATTAGGGAATATCTTTTTCTCTTCTTGTTTTTTTATTTTCTTTTCTACTACTCCACCTAAACTAACTTCAGGTACGCCAGTAAACTTTCTTTGTCTTGGGACTTCAATTGTTTTAACAATTGGAGCGTTTTTTAACAAACGGTCCAAAAACGCTTTTTCAGTTTCTCCAGCCTCTTTTTTAATTTTTGGTAAAAGAGATTCTTTTGCTTTGCGTTTTTTTTCTAATTCTTGTTTCGTTAAAAATGGAGTCATATTATCCTGTTTTTATTCTTATTAAATTTACTTTGTCCCAAGCCAGTATTCTCTAGAGAAAAATCCTGGACTTTCTTTTTTAACCTCTTTCTTGGTTGTCTTTGCTGGAGCAGTTTTTGCAGGGGCGGTTTCTGTTTGACCAGCAGGCGCAGGTACAACAAATTTTTGTCCATCTGCTAATCCATTCTTGCCTATCTTATATGAATACCATTTACCATCTGATCCTTTGGTTGGTGGCGCATAATCAGGTTGTCCTCCACTATCGCTGCTTCCACCGCCAGATCTTCCTGAAGATTTTTTGTTTGCGGCTTTCTTTCTTTCTTTTTCAGCAGCTCCTTCGCTAGCAACATCCACACGAGCCTTAAGTAATCTATTAATTACCATAGCTCTAACCTCTTCAACGGCACCGTCTTTATTTTTATTAGAGTCCCACATATTTCCGATGTCTCTCATACCAAGCTCACTGTCAAAATCATATACAATTGATCTTAGTGAATTAGGATCCTGCAATGCTTCTTCTAATTGCAAACGATACATATCTGATTCTGTCTTAGTCATTGGTTGACCACTTTTATAAACAGATTCGTTTGTTTTTAGAATAGAGTTTGCTAACTTATAATCTTTATATATAGGAGCAGGAACTTCATTATATGATATAGTCTTACCGTCTATATTAAAACCAAGATTACCGTTCTCAAGTATTTGGAACGGCACGTCATAGTTAGAATCTGATTTTTTGTCTTTGTTTGCATCGTAGAAACCGTACATAATCATTGCTTGACGATTTTGCTCTGGGTCCATTCCTTTAGACAATGAATTGTTTAATTGGTCTTGAGCATACTCTACTTTGTTTTTCTTATAAGCTTGTAATTGTTTTGATAAATTAACAAAACTATTATTAACGCTATTCATTTCATCGACAAGAGACAAATATTCTTCAGAAGATCTATCATCTATAGTTGCTATTTTTTTAGCTGCTTCGGCATACTTACTTCTTTCTGCTAAAAGAAAATTACGAATAGAGGCAGTCTCAGCATTAGAGAACGCAGTAAGATCCATATCGGTCTTCATGTCGTTCATGTGCTTATTAATTATCTCTTGGTATTTATCATTATCTCTAACAGTTTGAGGTAATGCACCCCAAGCACTTCCGCTACTTTTTGATTTTCTCGAAGCAGTTTTATATCCGCCAGCAAATGATTCACCTGCATCTACATATTCTTCTTCCATATCTGCAGCTCCTCTTATCAATGTATTATTTCCCATATTATTGTAATATATTATTTTTCATTACACTGTAGCCATATTCATTCCTTGCTTAGCATCAAGTAAGCTTGCTCCAGCGCCAACAAGATTACCAACACCACCTACAATAGATTTAGTAGCAGCGGCTCTTGCAGCATTTGCAGCACCCAATCTTTGTTGTGACATACCTAATAATGTCTCTACTTTTTCTCTTTCCGCGTCTCTTGAAGCTTGTTCACCTTCTCTTTCCATTACATCTAACTTTGCAGCCATTCCACGCTCTGCCATTTGATTACCAGCTTCTTGGCTACCAATAGATACCGCAGCTTGTTGTGCGTTTTGTGATTGTTGATTAGCTAATGATTGAGCCAATGCAGCAATGCCGGATCCACCCGCAGCGCCTTGCATTGAATTCATTATGTTAGCCATGCCCTGGTTTTGTTGTTGCGCTATAAATTGGGCCTCTTTTTGATTAACAGTCAAGTCCTCATAAACATTTTCCATGTTTTTATACAGGTTTGATGTGTCCTGCATTTCATATTGAGCTTTACGTGTATTAAACTCTTTTTGTGCTGCTCTTTGTTCTCTTTTTCTTGCGCCACTACCGATTATACCACCAGCTATACCTGTTAAACCTTGTACGCCGCCAGCAATCATGCCGCCTAAACCTGGTATCATAATTATATTGTTTTATAGATTATTATTACGTATTATTTGCTACTTTCAAAGACTTCAGCTCCAACAGAAAATAATTCAGAGTCTTCTGGTGAATTGTTTCTAAATTGAGCTTCAGCATAATATCCTTTTAATTGTCCTAAATATCCTATAGGATTCTTTACATAAAACATGAAATCAGCCGGACTAGGAGGTACAACTCCCGGCCCTGCATTAATCACAACTACTGTTGGGTTATTAGTTATTGAAACTATTGGACCCATTTGTATATTTATATTGGTTGAAACATCTAAGTACCAAGCAATATCTCCAACTTGTATTCCCTCTGGTAAAGGATTTGCAAATGTTAATGTTATAAGTGCCATATTATTTTTTTGTTTTACGCTGGTATGCAATTACTATCTGGACAACAAATTCTTAACACATCCCATCCTGTGCCCACTGTACCAGTTATTCTTAGAATAGCTATCGGGCTGGTAGCGTAGTCGGCAGCGTCATAAGCCCACCATATAATTTGTTGATAATCTATACCGCCAATTGTCATATTATTTATTGTATAGCCTATATTATCTGTAAATTCAATTTGGCCACTAGGTATTGGACCTTTGTTTGTACCAATAAATTGAGGAATTGATGCGACTTGTGGTTCAGTAGGTACAACATTGCTAGGTTCCGTACCATATACATTATCAAAAGGACCGTTATTTCCACCAGGAGTCATGCTAGATGTAGCGACTTTTGTGCCACTTGGACCACCGTGAATTATTTCAAACTTATCAGCAATACCTTGTCCATTTAATAAGAATGTAAGCAAGCCGCCAGTTGGTTCAAGAGGTATAACCAAATCAGTAATACCATCTCCACCACTATTAACGGTAGAACCGCATGTTATAGGAACAATGTCTACTTCTATAATTTCATCAAGATTTAATGTAAACGTAACATCTTCGTCACCAAAATTTTGAACTTGAACAGTAACATCTAAATTAATTGTCGTAGGATCTATTTGAGTAGCTACAACAACAGGATTGTTTATTACGTTACCGTTAGTTCTATATGTAAATATATCTATACCCGCCGCCACTGTAACTGGAGGAGAAACTGTAAGAGTATTACCGGAAATATTGGTAACCTCGTGTGAAAATGGAGCTAATGGTTGTCCTGTAACATTAAACCTATCTCCTATTTGTACGCCTGTTGCATTAATTAATGTTACTGTATTTGAGTTTACAACAGAAGTAGCAACCTCAGTATCAGCTGCTGTTGGTTGTGTAAATTTAAAGTCTGTTATATCTGTAAATCCTGAATAACTTATGTCTTCATTTGCTGATGTTAACGTCCAGTTTGCGTTTATAAATAAGTTTGAAGGTGCTTCAAAAGCATTTCCTTGTGCGCTTACAGTTGTGAAACCTGTTATACCATAAGATGATGAAGCTGTTAAGCTTATTATAGGTTGCTCTAAATTTTGAATAAGCTCTATTGTTGTAGGTAAAGCCATGTTTGGGTCTATGTCCCCTGATAATACAATCTCGTATACCTCATTAATCGTACCTAATGTAATATCTGGGAATGTAATTGTAGCGGTATAAATACCTGTGCTATTAATTATTCCGTTTGTTACTATATTATAAACATTACTAGAAGAATCCGTCATAACAATACTAAATACAGCACCTTCATCCCCATATATAAACATATCCCGCACTTCTCCAACAGGGTTAACATTAATAGTATCTATTGTATACGATGTAACAAACTGTGGAGCAACATATATTTCGGAGCCTGCCACTTTTAAGGTCCATTCATCGCCAGCAACATCGTAGTTAGGGAATAAATAATGCGCATTCCATGTTATAGCTATTAAGTTTCCATCTATGTCATAAGTAGGCAATCTCTCTATTGTATAATTTCCTGCATTACCTTGCGTCATAAATATTTCTGCTGATAAATAATAGCCGGTTGGAGCAGTAAATGTTTTTGTAAACACTATTTTAGTTTCATCAAGAGCACCAGTTTCTGAGTAATATGTGTAAAAATGGTTCTCAACAGGATCAATATCTCCCTCAACGTTGGCTCCTATAATATTATATACTCTACCACTAACTTCTCTTTTTTCTACTTTACCACCACCTATAACACATAATGGGATAGGAACATTGGTAGAAGGCATAACAAAATTTGTTGCAAACACAGCAGTACATATAACATTAAGGCCTGACTGTGCAAAAGAAACAGATTGTAACTCTGGAAAGTATGAGCTAGTATCAAGTGAAAAATCATTAGCGTTTAACGTATATCCAGGTTCTGGAGTAAGAGTTATAACCGCAGTAGGATATAAGCTAGAGACGTTTGAACCCTCTGGCACTATATATGTCACGTTTGAGAAGCTATAATTGTTTATTGATGGCATATTATATTATTTTAATAATTGTTTGTTTAAGGACACGATAATGTATTATACTGTATTATTTGAGTTATTATACCGTTTGTAATTATAATCATAGACCAATCATCTGGTATTTGATATTCGGTATTAGTAGGATCAAGGTATGCTGGTATATCAGGGCCGTAATTAAGATTTCCAGTATATAAGAAATATCCGCTATTATTTATTGGATTTAATGTAAACGGATCGTAAAGCTGCGCCCCAACCACTATTCCAACATTTGTAAAATAATTAAACTGCTGAACAAACGCACATCCTCCAAGTAAATAGTTACCCTCCATATTTGCAAAAAATGTTCCTGCACCACAAGCAGCATCATCCGCTGTTGGGAATGGTGTTGTTTCATTATTATAGTAAAACTGATTATTATATTGAGCATTACAATCATACCATCCAGAATACAATGTTAATCCTCCTTGAGCAGTATTTGGGTCATTAGTCATACTACATTTTGGATCTATTGAAACCAATAAAATGTAATCTTGTGGTTCAGCAATGATTTCTATTGGACTACCAACACCAATACCTTTAGGATCACAACCTATTAAGGTTCCTTTTATGTAGTTAAAGTACTTACCTTCTTTCTTTTGGAATTCTTTAACTTCTCCCGCTTCAAGATCTGTTCTAATAAAACTTGTATACCAACCAGCTGTTTTTTGAGTAATAGCAGTAGGTATAGTTTGATTAGCATTTATCTCATCTATTGAATACCATTTAGGGCCTACTTGATATTGGAAATATCTAGATTTACTTCCGGTATAATTTAATGTGCTAAAGCCTTTTACAACTTGAGGTTCTTCATTAATTAATACATTGAAGGAGCTGTCATATTGTATACCGTAAAAATTATTATACAACGGGTTAGCGCCGTGCTCCCAAACTAAACCTCTTTTAAAGGTATAATATATATTATTTAAAGTAATGCCTGACTCTTGTATAAAGTCTTTACGGCTTGTCCAGCCTTCAGCAGATTCTTTAAAAGATATTGTTGTTTCTGTTACAACTGATGCTGGTCCATTTTCGCAATCAGGATCTAATTGATAGTTAGCATCATTGCTAAGTATTTTTTGCCAATTAGAATCTAATCGATTTAATGTTAAGTTATATAGGTCTTCATCATCGTCGTAACTACCTATTGCAACTGTCGATGTTCTTAGGTTATCCGCAAAAAATGAAGCCATACCAGTGTCTGCAATATTTGTTATTCCGTCCATTGATAATCTTATAACCGCTCCCCTGTTTTTGTCAGTAAAATATACTCTATATCCATAAGACGCAAATGATTCTGGGTTTTTAGAAATCCCAAATTCTCCATCGTATGGTACTGCTTGCCCTAAAACAGCTTGATTAGATGTTACATTTGTATTACCATCAGCATTGAATAAAGCATCTTTATTTGCTAATACTCTCAAACATTTATCTTCACACAAAGTTAGTAAGTCTGTATTTCTAGAGTGAAGTTTTTGTATTGTACCATATATTGGGTTAAGGTCTTTTGTAATTGGTTCAGCTTGTATAAACTGATTTAATCTATTTATACCTGAAGTTGAATTATATATTTGTGAAAATATAAATCCACTACCTCTTCTTTCTGCCGCATAAGGCTCATCAAGAACAGTAGAAACTTTTGAACCCTTGTCTATAGTCGGAGCATTAAAGTCATCTCTAATGCGATTTGATTCAACGCCTTGCCCGTATGAATAACAGTTAAACCAAGTTAATGTCTGATTAGGTACATTGTAATTAGTTATAGGAATAGAGTCCGATGCTTCATAGTAAAGATCTAAATCTACTTTTTCTTTTGGCTCAGTTTCAAAAACAGCAGGATTTGTTGAAGTTAAAAGTTTATTTTCACCATCCGTAACTTGCTCCACTACTTCAATAGATATTTGTCTATTTTCTAAAGTTGTCCAATCATTAACCAAAGGCATCCATTCCTCTGATATAGGTTTATTTAATTCAACGTATATTGCATATCTATAATTACGAATATCATTACCATCAAAACATCCTCCAAAACCTACTTTTCTTCTTTCCCCTCTTGCGCTGGCACTAGCCAAAGCATAAGTAACGGTGTATACTTGTGATTTAACTCCCGCATAAGGCCCGGTAGCTTGATTACATTGGAAGCGAATAAGAGCACCTTGCGATAATTTACCATTAGGAGAAGCCCCCGATCCAGACGGTCTATTTCCGTTAGATCTTATGTTGCCAAAAAATGGATTTATATAACTACCAAAACCTTCCACTCTAAGTGCCATTACACCAAATTTATTACTGCCTCTAGTTGGTGGTTGCCATGCAGGAAATTTAGCTGCTACTGTACCGTCAGATTGTAATACACGATTTCCAACGCCACCAGACCAGCCTATTAATCGACTACTAAATTTTTGACTGCTACAACCAGAGTCCCTAAAGTCTGAACCATTATCACTAAATACAAAAACGGGGTCAGCACCATTCCAAGGCCACCTAGCTGGGTTTACTCTTATTTCCGTAGTTATACCATATCTTGGAGCCATTGCCGCAAATGACGATATTATATTCGTATCAAAAGCAAAATCCCTATTTATTTTTACAAAAAATCTACCTTCAAATTCAGGTTTGTTTACAGTATCTTCTTCATATATTGTTACATCAATAGACGCACCAACAGGTACGGATTGTAAAAATCCAACATCAGAGCCAAGGAATCTAGTTAAAGTTACCTCATAAGCGGCATTGCCACCAGAAGTACTTAATACTTTAGCAACAGCAACAGGATATTCGTCTGTTCTAGATCCACCAACACTTAATACAATTTTGTTACCATTAAGTTTAGGCCCAAAGAATGGATTAGAAGTAGGGTCTGGTCCAGTAAAAGTTATTGTTATATATCCTATTTCTATTGGCTGATCAAGCGTAACAACAGAGCTTGAAACGACTTTATCAAATGTAGATATAAATTCAGGAACTTCGTTTTCAATAGATAATATCTTATAACGATTAAATGTAGTGACAGCTACATTTGTATCGTGCTGTTTTTTTAATATTAAATACGTTTCTTCATCTACTTTATTTCTTTCCGACGAAGGGAATGATAACCATACGTTGCCGTCCTCGGCATCATAAAATTTATCTAACGCTAGATTATAATATTCGTTTGAATTTTCTTTTATAAAAAACTTATAATGAGTTGCCCAACCTGGAGGAGCTCCTGTTGTTGATATTGTTAGCTTATTTGCTTTATCTGAATTAGCTATATCAACTTTTGTACTACCAAATTTACTTGTAAAAACAGGTGTTTCTCTGCCATATTCGTCTATAAATACAACTCCCGCTTGATAAGTTCTTATCGATTTAACCGACGGAACCGGTAGTTTAATTTTTGATGGGTCCGCTACGGCTGGATGATTATTTGGCGTTAATGTTAAGGTTAAATCAACTGTTGGTGTATTATAGTTTTGTAAATAATTGCCATATACTATTCTATTACCTACAATTTCTTGTGCTTTTGCTTTACGAGGAACATTGTCCCAAGGTCTTAGCAATTGGTTTGACTCAACAACAGCTCCAATTAATTCAGTCTCAACTTGAAAACTATTAGGAGGCGTCACAAAATCTGATCTCTTTAGAGTGTCTACAATGTATACAACTGGGGATGTAGTTTCTTTATATAGAATGTCTATTTCCTGTACTTCCTGACTACCCCAGTTTAAATTATTTATAATCAAACGTCTAATTCTGTTTGTCATACCTATGTTATAACCATCTGAAGCGATATATTCAAACTGCCCACCCTCAAATGCAACATCTGAAAATGGAGAATAACAAGAGTATTCATTGTCTATATATTTCCATCTGTAAGCAAATCTAGGAAATACATACTCAAACATAGGTGCTTCCTCTACTAATAAGCATTCCCAAGTAAAAACTTGAACTTGATTTGCAGAATTTATAAATCTACTAATATCATTAGAAATGGCTTGTATTTGCCCGGTTATTGTTGTGTTAACAACAGAGGTAACTTTTATACTTATTTGATAATCATATCTTTCAAAAAACTCATTTGTAAAATCAGCTTTTAAAATTATAAGATCACCTGCACCCCATTGAGGCACCGTATTTACATTAAATGTGATATGACCGTCCCAGATAGTTGTTGGATTGGTATAATTAGGTAATAATGGATTATTTAAACTACTATTTGCATAAAACCCAGGAGTTGTTACGTTTACAAGATACTCTCCGTAAGTGTCTAGCGGAATCGATTCTGTAGGTGAGTTTATAGTATCAGGCACATAAGTAAAATTTATAGTAGCTAGGGTTGGCAAAGTTGTAGATACAGGAGTTATACCAGTACCAGGAACATTGTCTCCGTATTTACTTGCAGAAAAATCTAAAGTTGGCGCCGCTAACGGTGATTTCTTTATAACCGTAACATCTGCCTCAATGAAATCTGGTTGACCTGTTAAGTTAGTTGAATAGGTTTCTGGCATTGTACCAGAAGCAGGTATGTATAATGGTACCTTTGTATGTGTTACAAAGTCTACAGAACCTGTTTTAAATTTTTGTATATTAATTTTTTTTGGCTCAGTTTGATCGTCTGTCCAAAACAAAAATCTATCTATAATATTAATACCCGTAATTAAATAATTAGGGGTAAAGTTTAATATGTCGTGTGTGTCAACTAATATAGGGCTTATTACATTTGTAGTTTGATCGTACTCAGCAATAGCACTTATTCTAACGCCTGTTGATGGATTTGGATCTGAAGCTATAAACCAATATATTCTTTCGTTTATACTGTCTCTATATGATCCAATACAAACAGGATTAGTCATTGCATCTATATAAGAACCCGCCCAAGTATTTCCTGTACCAACTTTTCCTCTTAGCTGCAATGATCCAGGAACGTTTTGTAAAGTTCCTACATCGCTAGCGTCGGAGTTAGCTAGATTAAGATTTAGTGCATCTCTATATTCACCATTAGGAACTAGACGAACATCTAAATCTTTGTTCATTTTACCTGATGTAAAGGTATGTATAAACTCTGCCATATATATTAATGTTTAATCCACTTGGATTGATTTTTCATGATTTGTGATATTAATGCGCTCTTAATATTTGATAATCTAATCTTCGCATTTCTTTTAGCCGCTGATAATTCTTTTTTGTATCTAGCTATCATATATTCTGGAGTGTTGGCTCTTACGGATAATATTGCATATATGATGTACTTATATATTGCGTCTATTGCAAATTTGTGTACAGTCATATCTGAATCTACTGCTAAACCATCACTTATATATCTTAGTGTAACAATCTTCTCTCTTAAGTCTGAGCTAAATCTAATAACACCATTTAGTTTATCAATGTAAAAAGTACCGTTAGCTTGCGCCATTTCCGGTTGAATTCCATATCTACGCCCATAAGCATACATACCAATTAAGTCTGGATTGTTGTTCCAGGTCCATGAACCATTTACAGGTAATGGAGTGTTTGCGGAGTAAGCGGACTTATCCCATCTCTTCAGTGTTTCAGATTCGTTTGCTTGTGGGACATTTCCATTTGAATCAAATGTATATTCAAATTGTGAATCCTGTATATAAGCCGCGGGATTGCTTGTTATATCAGTTCTATATATTGGTCTTTCAATTCCGTATTGATCAGTCCACGATACTTTAGTATAGTTAACATAGTCTTGTGGCAATATCATATATAGTCCTGGTGGAACTTCTATTTCAATTGCTTTATCTTGTGGCAAAAGATCAAAACTAAATTCTTGTATTGCCCGCATTGCGTGAAACTGTACATCAGTTCTTTTTATTTTTGAAATTATTTTATCCTCACCAACGAACATCACCATAAAATTTGTTATGATGTCGTTTATTGGTACAAACTGATAATTTCCATATTCTTCGTCGTTACTATTCCATATCCCGTCGGGACCTAAGTAGTACTCTTCTGGTGTTTGATCTAATAATCCCATTTATTAAGATTTTTCTTGTTGAATAGTTTGTTGCTCTTCAGAGTTAGCTACTTGATACATTTGATAATCTTTAATTAATAATCCAGATAATTCAAGTATTCTTATAACTAATTCAGTTTCCTCAGATGGATGTAGCTCAAAATCCACAGAGTTAGCAGCGTTGTATAATGGTTCTTGGAATACTATCGTATAGGCCCATTGTACCTTTGCTGGCTTCTTAATATAATTACACGAAACACCCTGTGTTAAAGCCGTATTGCCATATACTTTATAGCCTTTATCACTAGCTACAAATACAGGTCTTGTGTTTGATGGTTTTGTGTATGGAGATTGATTTATATATAGGAATTCATTATGGTTGATTCTCTCTGCTTCTACTAAAGTTGTAGTTGTTACCGTTGTGTTTGGAACAGGGTATAAAGATAAATGTGTAGTTACATTTGCATATACTATTGTACCCATACGGTAAAGGTTTGAAGGAGCTTCCCAATAACCCGTCGCTAAGTTATAGTTCATAGGAGCACTTACCTCGAATATATTTATTTTTTCATTAAGTATATTAAGCATGTCAGAGAACTCTGTATCGTTTCCATGCAATCTACCAAATTGATTAATATCATAAAAGTATTGCTCAAATATATCTAATTGAGCTTGATTTGCATACAAGTTAAATTCCTGTGCGGTAACATAACCTCTTTGCTCTTTGTTGAGTATACCTAATACTCTTTGATAAACTGTATCTACGCTTACGGCCATAATGTGTTATTTTGGTTTATTATTTATAGTAAAAAGGCCACCCATAAGGCAGCCTAACTACTATAATGGGTAATCTTTAAAGTCTTTTTTGTATTGCTTTAAACACTTCCATTCCTTCGTCAGTCTTAAAGAAAGCTGACAATGCAGAATAAGGGTGTTCGTCAAAAGGAACCGTCATAAGTTTTCTTCCTCCTACCCCATAAGTAAATGTACGTTGATCAGGTGTTAATGCGATAATTCCCATCTCTGTAGCCTTAATACCTACATTTCTTAAATGTGTATTTTCATCTTGAGCTAATTGCATGAATTGTTCTGGATAATTTCTAGCAAATACTAGTAAGTCTCTTTTTAATTCTTTAGATGATAATTCAGAAACTTTTGATCCTAACTCTACTCTCATGATTGCTTCAGCTTCGTCAATATCCATTGATTTAGCCATATTTAAAGCTTCTAGTTCAAATTCAATCCAATCAACTTCGTTTGTTGCAATAGCTTCTGGTTTGTATTCTCTAATGATTCCGCTATGCGTTGCTGGATGATATAATGATAATAGTTTTTGTAATACTACTTGTTCTTTAGGAACTCTTAGTTCTCCATTCTTAAAAACAATTCTACCTAAGATTGCTTGTCCTTCTTGTTCGTCAACAAAGCAAGATCTTTGGTTTGTGCAGTATCTTAATTCTCTTTGATAACCTTTTTCAGGATCAAACCATAATAAAGATTTTACTTCGCTATGTCTTGTTGGTAATGTGAAGATCAACGGTTTTTTTCCAGTTGTTAATTCATATAACCTATCTTTTACAACCCATTCATCTTTTTTTGGAGCTTGCTTTACAGGCTCTTTTGTTTCGTGAACTGGTGTTGGTTGTACGTCATATTGTACATTTTCTTCTACAGTCTCTGCTGTAGGCTTTTTTGCTGTTGCCATGATATAATATAATTAAAAAATTTATAAGGGTAAAAAAAGGTAATAATTACCCCCGTAGATTCAACGAGGGTAACTACTACACTAAAAAGTAATACTAGGTTGCTTTGAACAATACGAAGTTGTTTGCAGCTTGAGTACACATAGTTCTTTCAGATAAGAAATGAACATTCATTTTATCAGAATCACTTGTGTAGTTTCCTCCAACAGAACCAGTAACCCAAGATTTCAAACGTCTGTCATCAGCTTCAGAAGCGCGGTAACGGATATGTAAGAAAGGTCTTGAAATGTTTTGTCCTAATTGTTGGTCATAAACTGTAGAAGTTCCAGCAGGAACTAACACTCCTTTAATATCATTGATAAGTCCACGAGTTGTAGAATCATTCAAATATTTCCAGTCAGTTTTGTAGAAATCGTAAGCACCTCTACGGAATCCTGAGAATCCTAAGTTTAATGCCATATCTTCAGAGTTGTCAAATACACCGTAAGATGTACCACCAGCTCCGTAAGAGTTTTGAGCAGCTAACATATTATCAATAGAAAGAGAAGTTGCTCTATCTAAGAATAACATATTTTCTTCAATTGCTCCTTGTTTGTCTAACTCAGCAAGGATAGTATCAAATTCAGCAAGACCTACACCACCTGCAGCTCCAAAGTTAGGGTCATTGTAAACAAGACCTCTTTCTTCTAATGCAGAGAATAATCCTTGAGTTCCTGCGATAGTACCACCACCAGGGTTTTGAGAAGCGTTAGCAGCAAATGGAGTTGCAGCTTTTTCAGCCTCAACCATAGACATTTCTAAGTAATCTTCGAAACGAATACGAGCTTCGTGCTCTGATTTTAAATACCATAAGTAACCACCAGTTCCAATCTCAGTAGTAACTTCTACCCATCCGATTTGAGCTACGTCAGAACCGTTAACAGTATACTTGTCTCTTAAGATGATTGGTTGGTTTGAGTATGGTGTGAAAGAAGCGTCAACTGAATTTCCAGCAGCTTCAGATCCTTTTAAGTACTCAGAACCATAAACGAAACAGCTAAGTGGCGCAGCACTTGTAGCTCCTTGTAAAGACGCTGTTAAGTTGGTGTTAGCATTATCGTATACAGAAATAGCATAAGTAGTAAGACCACCAGCTACAGTTCCGTTATCTTTAACGTAAGCTTTGTTAGTTACATTACCTTTTGCAATAACAAGAGTCATACCAGCTCCTAAAATAGGCGCTTTATTATCTGCTCCTGGGTTAGGAATCGAGATAGTTTGTCCACCTGTTCCAGAAGGAGAGTTAGATCTAACCGTGTCATAAGCAATGTGTAATCTTCCTTGTTCTGACCAAACAACTTGGTCTGATGCCATAGGCATTTCTGCTCCTACCATACGTAAGAAACCAGAGATTGTACGATTACCGTAACGCTCTACTTCTTTCTCATATACTTCAGGTAAAAATTGTGATGCCCAATCCATATCGGATAAAGACAAATAGTTGTCTCCAAAAAGTCCTTTAACTGGACGTGGAGTCAAGTGTGCTAAATTCGCCAATGTTGCAGGCGTGGTTGCGAAACCTGGTACAGGTGCTGCCATAATTTTCTAATTTTAAATTTTTCTAAAAGTTTTGATTTTCAATTTTGAATCAGAAGCTCCACCATCAACAGCGCGTACTTGCCAACCATTAATCGTTTTAACATCTTGATGTACACCTCGTGTACCCATATCGATGTTCTTGGCTTTGGTTGTACTCTCTTTTATTGCATCGGCTTTACCTTGCTCATAAAAATGTTGTGCAATAGCGTCTGGATTCATAGCTGTAAACAAACCTTTATGATAACCACTAGCATCTGACATTTCATTATTTTCGTTCAAGAACTTCTTGATAAAATTATGAATATCGCTTTGTGAATTTTTCACTTCGGCTGCATTCTTAATATTAAACCTATACTTTTTGTCTCCTACGTTGAAATCAAAACCTTTGAAATCATTGGAAAAAACTTGATCTGTTTTTTGTAAGAATGTTTGTTTTTGTTTTTCAGCTAATCTAGTAGCTTCTTCGTTCTCTTTGTTATAACGGTTAAAGAACTCAACCGCTTTTTGTTGTTCAGGAGCCAATTTAGTTCCAGCTTTAATTTCACTATAATATTGTGATTTTAAACCTTCTAAATGTTTCCTTGCTTTTTGTAATTCTTCTTTTTGAGCGATTCTTTTCTTTCTAATATCGCGCTCGTCATCCACTTCTTCATCAAATGCAAAATTTTCTTCCATTAAGAAATCAATTTCGTCACTATCTAAATGTGGCTTTGTGTTTTGATAGTATTCCTTTAAAAGATTATAATTATCTAATTTGCTGTAGTCAGTATTTAATTTAACATAATCTTCTAATGATCCACCTGTTTCACTCATAAAGTCAATTACTTTTTGAATGTTTTCAGGCAGCTCAATACCATTCTGTTTATTATCAGCAATTGCTTCTCTTACTTCATCCTGTAAATTTACAGCTGCAGCTGGTGCATTACTTGGTAATTCTTCATCAATTATTTCTTCAATAACGGACTCTTCATTTTGAATGGGCTCTTCCCGTTGTGGTACTCCTTCATCCAACGCTTGGCTATTTCCGGTTGGTTCAGGAACATCCACTTCATTTGTTTCTTGCTCTTGAATGGCATTAGCTTGTGGTTTATTTATTTGTCCAAAATCTAACTTAATTGTACCGTCTTCGGCAACAGAAGCACCGTTACTAATAACGATTTCTTCTTTATGCTCTAATTCGTTGTTTTCTTCCATGATAAAATATTATATAAATGTTAGTATTATTATTACCTAGGCTCGAAAGAACCTAAGTCAAATCCGCTGCCCATTACGTCGTTTCCTGACGATTCAAAGTCTTTAGGACCAGTATTCTTTTGTCGCTGGTCAATTAATTCACTTTGTAATGTACCTTGCAGTTTTGCTCTTTGATCTTTTCTGTCTTGATCTTCTTTTATTTTTGACTTAGCTGCATCAACTTCCATGCCTTTTAATTGCATGTTATATTGGAACTCTAATTCCATAAGTTGCTTTTTAGCTTCAACCTCAACTTGAATTCTTTGTTGCTCAATTTGCCCTTTTAATTTTTCAAGTTCCGATTTTGTTTGGAATAATGCTTGATCTTTTTGAACTTCGGTCTGAGCAGCTGCTTGTTGCATTTCAATATTAGCTTGAGATTGTGCTTGTATGTTTGCTTGCTTTTCTGCTTGTAATCTTTCTTGTCTTTTCTTCTGTCTTAACTTAAGTAATTGATTTGCTAATTTGATATTTCGAACTTCTCTAATATCGATAGCATCGGATAAATCAATTAGTCCTGCTGACAATGCAACCTGAATGTTATTTTCTAACATAGCTCTTTCCTCTTCGTCTGGCGTTAATTCCAAATTAATAGCAAAATCATGTAGATATAAATCATTAAGTTCTTCTAATGTCCCAACATTAAATCCGCCAATCTTTTGTATAAAGGCTTCTTTAGCTGGGTGGAATTCTAATATATCAGAAATTCTAAGTGATAAACACTCTGCTGTTTCTCTTGTTAAGAATAAACCTGCATCTAATATATGTCTTGTTGCTGTGTTTGAATTTGCTGCTGCTAATTTTTGAACACCAACTAATGCTCTAGAATCTGGCGTACTTCCGTCTCTAGCTTCATTAAGACCTGTAACGTCTCTTATCATTTGCAGATAATAGTTATAAGTCTGTATTAGTGTTTGTAGTTTTGCACCACCATTTCCTGTAGGAACTTCTTGAATAGGCACTTTGCCAGGATTCATATCTCCATCCTGTGTAAATGATCTACCAATTATCGATCCAGTTTGAAAGAACATATTTAATGCTTCTTGTGGATTATAATTTGTACCATTACCTAAATCAACTTCATTAATACCGTCAGCATCCAAATAAACCCCATCAGGGATCATTCTTTGTAATACTTGTTGCATTTTTAAATGGGTAATTTGAATCATATCTGCAAAGCCAGTACATTTACTAACTAGCGACTCAATTCTACCTTGGTACATTCTAGGAGCTGTAATACTATAGTTCATTTTAACTTTAGTTTCATCGCTCTTAGGACGCATCATATTTTTAGCTAGCTCCCATTTTAATAATATATCAGTACCTAAAACCAATACACCTTCATATAATACTTCAAGTGATCTTGACATTTTACCGAACTGTGCTTCATAAGCTTCAACAGGCGGGTCAAATTGATCATCTCTTAATATAATTTTAGATGCACCAGTAGCTGTTTCTTTAACTTTGTAAACTTCATTCATGTAAGTTTTAAAATTAAAGTACAATACTTGAACCACGTTTGAGTCTCTATTATTGTTATAGTTACTTACGTTATTATCCCATACACCATAATTCTGTGATCCTTGCTGTTGGATTTGTTCCATTGTAGCTTGATCTAAATGTGGGAATTGTTTTTTAATCTCGTTTAAAGGAACGAATTTAACTTCTCCTACATAATATATATCTTGGAAATATGGATCTTCTGTGTAAGAATAAACCATATAGGCAGGATCTACATACTCTACTTTAACACCTTCTGATTCTGTAAAGCTATTTTTAACTGCTCCAATACCTAAAGTCGCAATGTCGTAATATACTCTTCTTTTTGTAAGATCATATTTATTACCATCAAATATAGTGTTAATCGCAATTTCTTCTGCAATTTCAATGCCCTGTTTATAGGATAGTTGCATGTGCAAATCAAGTTCTTCTTGAGAGTCAGGTAATCTTTCTGGTGGGTTTTCAAATAAGTTAATACCGAAGTTTTCTTTAGCAAAATTATTTAACTCTGCCGTTTGTAAATCTCTAATAACTGATTCTAAATATTTTGTTCTTTTGCTTACTCCGTATGGATCTTGTGAATACGCTTTTAAATCAAATGCTCTATCAGCAATACCATTAACTACTATATCTATAAATTTAGATAAAATAGGCACAGGTTTCCAGTCTAAATTTAAGTAAGACAAATCCCCGTTTATTGATAACTCATCTTTATATTTCTGCGTAGGCTGTTCACCTCGTGCATATAATCTTAAAGCATGGAATGTATTTTGGTTACTTCTATATCTAGTAGTTCCTGAGTTAGCAGAAAACCACTCGTTAGTGATTGCCCTACCAACTTGAAGTCCGTAATCTGGTGACATTTTTTCTTGGTCACTTACTACCTGACTCGGGAAAAAACTATTTACTACTCCTTTAGCCATATTATCTTTTTATTATTTCTGATATTAATCCGCTCTGCGAATATTTTGCAATATTTAAGTTTATTGGTGCTTTTTGTACTATTGCATTAGGTCTATATAACTCTTTATTACAAGCCATAATAGCTAAGCCAGAACTAATAGCAGCATCATATTTTGTTCTATTATTTATATCAAACTTTGCCCAGTCGTTTAAAGTATCGGTAAAATACATTGTTCCGTAATCACCATCTTCTTTAAGGCCAACATATCTATCGATGTACATCTCAATAGCTGCCGCATGCGCTTGTTTCATATCTTCACTAGAGTTTGGCACTCCTCCAATTTCTTTCTCAGTTACGGAAAGTTTATTCCAAACTTTATCAGGTCTATTCATAGAGTAGCCTCTATAACCTCTTCTTTTAAAATAATATAAAAGTCTTGGCTTATTATTTTCTGCTAATATTGGCATGCCATAAAATACACAAGCCATTAATACATCTTCAAAAAATATTTCTGCTGTTGGAGGCCTAGATACATATTCTAAAAAGAATGTGCTCGGTGGCGCATCTTCAAGACTAAATTTAGTTAATCCGTGCAATGCTCCTTTAGATCCTCTATTATCTGTTGTTCCTGAAATATCGTAACTGTCACAACCAAATGCTCCAATGTGCTCATTACCAGGACATTTCAAACCATTCTTGATTACTTGCCTATTTTGTAATTGAGCAGGGGGCGTCCAGGTTATTAAAAATCTTCCTTGTGGGTTTGGCGAAAATAATACTCTTGTGTCTTTTACGCCGTTTTCCCATTGAAAACTTCCTCTTGTTATAACAGCACTATTTTTAAGATCTTCGTTATAATCTATTTGTTCGTATATTTTTGCTAAATTAAATATACTGTTTTGTGCCTCATCTCTAAATGCGTGATCTTCTGTTCTAGGGAACTGTCTAAAGTATTCATTTAATGCATCTTGATTTCCTTTTAATCCATCAGCTTCATTATTCCAATGCTCTATAACCCCTATTTCTATTTGATCTCCACCTGGTCCAAATGTTGGCTTTGTCGGTGTATTAAATACTGGATGTCCAAATTCATCAATAAAACCTTCATAATTCCATTCCATTGGTATAAACAAAGAATACAAACCAGATCTTGTTTGACCATTAGCATTTCTGTTTTCTACATTAGAATCGTTATATAAAGTTTTAAAATTATCTCCTCCTTTATCTAAAGCATTTGATGTTGAACCCATCATACACTTACCAACAATTCTACTACCTAGTCGTACACACGTCTTAGTAACGCGCCAGTTATTTAAAATATTGTTTGGTCTTTCCCATTTACCGCTTTCGTCATGAACTAAAAGCTTTAGCTTTTCCCCGTCATAACTATTGTCTCCAGTATTCTTCCAGTCAATAGTTGTATCTAATCCCTCAAGTATATCTACTTTGTTATTTCCTTCTAATTTCTTTCTTGTTAATTTAGAAGCGGGAACACGATAAGCTAATTCTGTTTTCGGACGGTCCATACCGTCTTGAATTGGTTTAAAGAAAAAAGGATAGTTAACCGATATTGGCACTACTTTATCTGTAAACATTTTTTTAGCATCAGCTCCTGATTTTGACAATATACCGTAACGCGAGTCACTTGATATTGTTGCTAAATTTACAATTTCACCAGAGGCCATAAATGAAAAACCAGAACGTCTGTTCTTAAGGTATGCCATTCCGTAGCATCTTGTATCTGCTTTACAGGCCTCCCAAAATATAAAGAATAATCTATTTGATTCCCTAAAGTCAGGTTGACCAACGTCAATCTTGGACCATTGTAGGTACATATAATGAGATCCTGTTATATAAGTAGGTATTCCGTTGTTATTAAACCAGTGGCCAGCTTCTCTTCTATTAAACTGCTCATCTATATAAAGTCCCCATTTGTCTTTAAACGAGTCCGATTGTTTATCCCAGTCGAATATATCTTTTATAACTTTTAACTCCTTAGGATAATCCTCAGGCGTCCATTTGTTAGTTGTTGTATCTATTTTAGTTGGAGCTTTTGGCAAAGCTATCTTTAAGCCTTGTATTTGGTATATTTCACCAATTTCCCCAGTCTTACTTATGACTACAACATCATGTTCTTTATTATACCCATAATCCCACTTTTTAGATTTATTAAGTCTTATTATAGTGTTTTCTCGTATGGGTGTTATAATTTTGTATAATGATTGCTCGTACATTACTTAGATCTTTTTTCAGCAAAGCCAGTTACTTTTTTCTCTTCTTTGTCTTCCTTAGGTCTATCTTCTAATATACGCTCTTCTTCTTCAATTCTGCTTAGTATTTCAAAGGCATCAAATATGGCAAGCTTTTTTGTAGCAGCAGCATTTTTAAGTCTGTCAGCGCTTATATCATCGCCTGAGTCTACAATCTTTTCTTGTGCTACTTTTATTAATTCTTCAACTGCCTTCTGCCCAGCTTGGATTATACTCCTCTTCGTCTCCTTGATATTCATATTCAATTGTAATTAAATTGGTGGGTACTCGGTATAACCTCTGCCCTTCTATAATGAATTCATATTCCATTCCAGGTTTGAATCCTACTAGAGTTCCGCTTTCAATAGAATCATTACCGTGTTTGACTATGCCAATTAAAGGTCTTTCTTTATCAAGCGAAAACATATTTTTTGATTTTAATGGCTTTATAAAACAGAAACCATCTAATGCTTTCCATTTCCCATTTCTCTTATAAGCGTAAACTTGATCAGGCTGTACAATATACAAATCCTCTTCGATAAAATTCTTACTGTCTTTTTCTCTACCTTTAATGTCTCGGAACCTTCTAAAAACATTGTGATGTACAATAACGTCATCACCTGGTTTTATAACGGTATCTCCTACCAATGGTATATTTAATACAGTGCCTATACGATTCGTATATTCGTGATTTTGAAGTTCACTATTTAGAAGTAATTTATTACCGTTAATATCTATCTCTCCTGTTGTTCTTTTGCCATTAGGAGAAACCAAGTAGCTAAAAACACTTCTCATATTTAGTAAGATAGATCGTATTCTACCGATATTGACATGTTCTTGTTAAAATCTTTCCAAGGCATGATAATATCCCCTTTAGCAATATAGATAGAGTACTTATCTTCCTCTTCTATTATATTAACTATAGTATGACCGCCATACACTTCCTGATTTAAGGCGTAGTGCATGGCGTCATTTTTATAGTCTTTGCCTATACTAATTTTCCTGATTATCTGAGACATAAGTAATTTCGCCTGTAGCTAAGTCAATATTAACAGATCCGTATTTAGCTTCAAGGTCTTTTTGAATTCCTTGCATCTCAATATTTAAAGTTGATAAAGCGGTAAGCATATCGTGCTTATGTGCTTCTAAACCACCGATTTGTATTTGCAATTTGTTCATTGCATTGATCTTCTCGTTTAATGCTGTTAACTCTTCTGCTGTTACTTTTTCAACTCCTGTTTCTTCTACTTTTTTCATTTTGATTTGATTTAATTATTTATTTGGTTTTTGTTTATATGGGAATGCTTTATTAAGCATATCCTGTCTTCCTGGGCAACCGCAATCTATATTAATAACTTTAACTACGGTTTCCACTGCTTTTTTTATTCCTGTTGCTTTTGTAACTCTTGCTATTGTATCGCCTAATCCTTTATCCATAACATTAGCATTTCCATCTGCGTCTTGCGGCACAGATTCTTTTATCTGGTGTTTTAGAACAATTTATATTATGCATCTCCATTTGACCTTTTGATCTAGCGCAATATGAATCTCTTCTTGGTCCACCTTGAGGCTGAGGAGCTTTTAAATTACCACCAGTCTCTTTGTTATATGCGTTTCTACCAGCTTGCGTCATACCAGCACCCTCCTTTGCTGATAAGAAATGACGGCCTTTACCCTTAGTGGTATGTTTTAGTTTCTTGAAAGGAGAGTTTGGTTGATCGTATGCCATTATTTAAAGTATTTCATTTTTAAAGGTGATTTCTTAGCGAAGAATCCTTTTGCTGTTTTCATTCCAACTGGATCAGTGTCTAAAGATAATTCTTTTTCAGTTACTGTAGATACTTCATCTTTTTTAGGTTCTTCTTTTTTAGGAGCTTCCGCAGCTTTAACATCAGTGCTCTTAGTGTCAGCTAATCCGCCTGCAGGTTTGCCGGTTGCTGGATTTATGTTTCCACCAGTAGTAGCGGCTCTTGCTCTAGGCGTTTTATATGTACCCGCCTCCATTTCTGTTTGGATTTCATAATCAGCCTCTTTAGACGCCTTTGTTCTAGATATATCAAGAACTTCTTCTTTGTCTCTATTAACATGTGCTCCCAGAAATTTGTCATGCACTCTAGTTGATTGCTCAGATTGTAGAACAGCGGCTTCTCTGCTCCCTTTATATCCAGCTTGTCTAGATTCCCACATTTCTTTTTTAGCTTTAGTTTTAGCATTACTAATATAATCTCTTTTAGCTTTACCTTCTAAACCTTGCTCTTTAGCTTCTAATTTAGCTAATTGTATATCAGCTTTTTTCTTTTTTCTTGATGTATGCGTTACCGCTCTATCGTCTTGACGTCTCCAAAAAGATGTTTTAGCGGACCCTTCATTATAGGTTCTAAGAGGAACTTTTTTAGTCGTATCTTCTCCTGGTACAATTTGATCTGGAGTTGTAGTGGTCTTTGTATTTTCTTTTATATACTTTTTGTCAGCTGCTTTTTGTTGAGCTTTAGTCATTTTAGAATAAGCTAAATCACCTGCTTTTGTGTGTACTGGAGGCGTATATGTTGTTTTTGACTCGCCTTTTAGCACTCTGTCTGGACCTTTTGAGCCAATAGAAGCGTTAGCTTGTCCTTTTAAAATTAAATCACCAGCACCTTCAGACTTAACTTGCTTTAAAGGTGAATTCATCATTCTTGCAGGGGATGCTTGTCCTTTTGGAATTTTATCACCAGCGCTCTCAGACTTAACTTGCTTTAAAGGCGATTTTGTCATCATCTTTGCAGGTGATGGATCTCCTTTAGTTACGTTATTGCCATATACACCGGCTTGGCCCACATTTAATACAGGCTCTGTTGCTTTCTGCCCAAATAAGCCTCTGCTTACTCTAGCCGTAATTGGAATGTTTTTTGCCATTTCTTTTTTTTGTTTTAATTATATGTTTCACTAATACCTCTACCCATAGCTCCACGAACATCAACAAATCTTGCTGCTGCGTCACCTGCGCCTTGTACTAATGTAGTGTTTATTTTTAAAGGGGAAGCTTTTTGAGTTATAGGTGTACATTTTTCTGTATTACCCTGAGCTCTACTAGACGCTTTTTTTTGCGCCTCTAACAAAGACACACTTTGCCCGCCAACTCCTTGCCTAGGACCTGGGGCTGAAACTTCTTGAAAACCGTTTTTGTTTTCTACTTTGCTTTTATTATCCAAAGCGTTAACTGAACCTCTAATTGTAAATGCCATAGTTATTATTTTTTATATGCTTCTTTTTCCCATTCGAAATCAGGATGCCCTTCATTCATATCTGCTCTTCTATAAACTTTTGCAGGAGACTTTGTATCTCTTTTCCATATAACGGAACTGTCTGAGTACTGTAGTCTTCCTTGAGCCATTTGGTTTAAATGGACTTTCTCATGTTTAACGGCAGCTTTAATTTTATTATCCGATAATTTACTATTAACAAAAATAGTACCGTCTCTATTAGCTTCAGCTTCTATGCCAGGATCTAAGTTATCCTTTTTTATTACTGGTGTTCCAAAATCTGATGTAGCCTCATGCAACCCAAATAGAACACTCTTAGGAGACATAATAAAGCCTTTTTTATTCGCCATAATAACTATCGTCGTCTTCTGTATAAAATTTTGGTTTTGATTTTTCTTTAGTTGGTTTCCCTTCAGATGAACCACCTTTAGCTTTACCTACCATATTCATTATTTTGCCAACATCTCCAGCACTAGCAGCGGCACCTCCAGCGGCGGCACCTCCAGCAGCAGCGGCTCCACCACCTCCGGCAGCAGCAGCAACTAATGGTGCAATTTTAGCAGGGCTTTTCACCATATTAAAATTGCCAGTGTTTTTTAGTAAGTCTGACTTAGGGTTTAATGAGAAAGCCATATTAGCATTTTTTCATTTTAGCAGGAGTTCTTTTAACTTTCCCATACTCTTTCATTTGCTCAGCTTTGCTTTCTTTTTTTTCGTGTTTAGCCATAGCTGCTTTTGATTTGTATTTTTCTCCTGTAGCTTTTTCTGTAACTTTCTTTTTAATTGCCATAATATTTGTTTTTATCTTTCGTTATCTCTAATCATATCGTCAATAGCTTTATTGAAAACTTTATCTGTATATGTTTTGTTTTTATAAAATTTACTTTTTGTTGATGTAGGTAAATCTTCTTCACCTAATAATATACCGTACATTCTTGTTATTAATCTTTTGCACTTTTGAGAAGTCTGGTAAACATTGTATTTCATTGTCGTTCTATTCCTAGCTCTCCATATATCAATCCAACCTTTTCTCCTTAATCTTTCCCATCGGGCTTTATCCCAAGAATATGTATAAGCACCATCTATGAAATCATTACGTGTAAAATGCACTTTGCAATCTAAATAAATCAATAATTCCAAATCGGCATCTGTGAGATCGTAAGTTTTACAGGCCCATTTACGAACGAGCCTATAATACTTAAATAAATTCATATCTCTTAAATCTCTTGGTGTGATTCTCATTCTACAATAACTACATCACCAATATTTATAACAAAGTAAAGTTCATCGTTCCATTCGATACCATGACCAGCATGTTTGTCGTATCTAATAATATCTCCTTCTTTTAAGAAATCAATTTTGTTTCCAACACTTATTACTTTACCCTTTAAGTACCTAACGTCATTGTTTTGGCTTTCGGTAATTTCCATACCACCAATTGTTTTAGGCGCTTCTTTAATCTTCTGTATAACTATAAAATGGTTTACTGCTTGCATTAGCTTCTCATATTTGAAATTATACAATCAGCTGACGTTATTGTAGTGGCTACACTAATTGCATTCTTTAATGCAGACTTTGTAACTAATACTGGATCAATAATACCATTGTCAACCATATTTTTATAACAACCGCAAGTTGCATCAACACCAACGCCTTCCCAATCTCTATCTTCTAATTCTGGGTTAGACTCTACGAAATCTTTTGGATTAAGGGTATCATCGTAACCTGCATTTTTTAATATGGTATAATAAGGTGCTTGAATTGCATCTAACAAAAGTTTATAACCATCGTTATGTGGATATATAATTTGTGAAGCATTTAATAAAGCTACTCCTCCTCCTGGAACAATACCTTCGGCTAATGCTGCTTTAGTTGCATGCAATGCGTCATCAACCCTGTCTTTCTTTTCTTTAAGCTCAACAGCTGAATCTGCTCCAACATATATAACACCAACTTTACCAGTTAATGTTGATAAACGCTGTTCTAATTTTTTCTTAATATATCCGTTTGTTTCTTTAGCAATTTTTGCTTCAACGTCTTTTATTCTTTCGTCAAGATCTTCATTAACGTTTTGAATCTGCAAAATTGTGTTTTTAGAGTCCGTAACGGATTTAATTGCTTCTCCTAATACTTCTATATCAATAAGATCTAAGTCGTCTCCTAACTCTTCGTTAATGACTTTAGCTCCAGTTAAGATAGCTAAGTCTTCAATCGCGTCTTGTTTAGTTGGACCAAATCCTGGTAAATCTACAATATTTACTTTAATATTACCTTTTACTTTATTAGCTAATAACGTAGCATAAGGTTGTTGTTCTACAGAAGCAATAATTAATAAGCTACGTTTTGTTTTAACGATGTGCTCTAATATGCTTTGAATTCTTCTTATATTTGGAATTGGTGAACTAACTATTAACACGTATGGATTATCCAATACAGCTGTCCCTTTATCTTTGTCAGTAATTAAGTGCGGTGATTTTAAACCAGACTCAAACTGAGTACCTTCAACAAAGTCAACATAAGTTTCGTTAGTTTCTGAATCTTCCATTAATACAACACCGTTGTGTCCTACTCTTTCAAAAGCTTCACCAATTTTATCTCCTAATTCCTTATCGTTATTACAACTAATGTAAGCAACTTGTTTTAACATATCCCCTTCAACTGGAACACTAATGCCTTGTAAATAAGTCATAATTTCCTCTGAACAATCAGATATGCCTTGTCTTATATCTCTTGCTTTTTCTTCGCCATTATAATCACTAAGATTTTTTAATAGCGAATAAGCTAAAACTGTTGCGGTAGTAGTACCATCTCCAGCTTCCCTTACTGTGTTTGCGGCAGCTTCTTTAATTAAAGTTGCTCCTATATTTTCGACCGGATCTATTAAGACTACGCTTTCTGCAACGGTTACACCGTCTTTTGTTATCACCGGTCTACCCATAGCGTCCTCGTATATTACGCATTTACCAGACGCACCTAATGTGCTCTTTACTGCGTTTGCTAATTTTTCGACGCCATTCATTATTCTGCTCTTAGCTTCGTCACCGAAGTTTAAGTCTTTTACAATTTGACTTGGTAAATTAAATTCCATTTTATTATATTTAAGTGTATTTGATTTTTATAATTACATTATTACGTGGTAAGTAACTATATTTAATTTTATTTGCCTTGGCCTTTATAAGCCTTCTTGTAAAGTTTTGAATTTTTCATTTTTGAGGTTTTAGTTTTAGCATGAACCCCTGGTCTTGATACATTCTTTACAATCCTATTAGCAACCGTCGTCTGTTTCGCCATAATACGTATAATATTAATATTAATAAAAGTAACCAAATAATCCAGCTATAGCTAGCTGATTTGTGAATATGTTTGGATTTTGATTCTGATTGCTCTGTCTTAACAGCTTTAATAGTCGCCACGGAGTCTTTAAGCTTTGTTTCTGACTCTTTCTTTTTATTTGTATATGAAGTATTAGACTTCGTTTTTTTGATCCTTAAAATGACGTTTTTATAAATCTTGCCATCAACTACAATATCCTTGCATGTATCAATTGGAGTGATAACTATTTCGTCAGTATCAGTTGTTGTGATTATATTTGTAGAATCGGTCTTCTCTTTATTCTCTAAAGTTACTACAGCTACCTTTGTTTCAACAACACTGTCTTTCTTTATACTTGTTTTCTCAATAGCTACCTTGCGTGAACCACAACTTGTAAGTATCAATAATAGTATTAATAATATTTTTTTCATTATTGTTGTGTTTTAGCTTTCATTAAACGTTCTACGATTGAGGTTGCTCCTTCTACAGCGATATACATTGTAGCTACTATTGTCCAGTTGTCTCCATCAAGCTTAGCTGAAAACAAACCTGCTGATGCAATCGCAAAAACAGTTAGCTTTCTGCTTACCCATTTGCTAAGGAATAAATCTACTTTTTCTTTATTACTCATTATATATTAATTTACTTTATTAAAAACACGATCCTAGATCAATTACAACACCTGACCCGTCACTGGCTATTTTAAACCATAAATATGTGGATTCACATTCTGTAAGAGTCATACCAAAAAATACATTGCTTTTAAATGGAGATAATCGTGTTGTTCCACTTGCGTCCGTATAAACTGTATCGCCTAAATCCGGCAAAGCGCTTGATCCATTATGCCAAGTTGGAGTACAGCCTGATGGATTGTCAATACAAATTTTATTTGGGTCATTAACGCCAAAGCTAATGAAAAACAAATTTAGCCCACCTCCACCTGAATAAAACTCTGACATTGCATCAGGAGTTGAAAGCCCAGCAATATTACTTAACGCTCGTAACGATCCAGTCGATTGACCATAATAATTACGGATCTGGTTTATAGATATTGGTGATCCTGGTGATGGTAATGGTTCCGGCATAATATTACTTTATTGGAGCGTCTGTATTTGGTTCTGGTGGTACAACAGGTGTCGGAGGTGTAGCCCAAGGTAATCCTGGATCTTGAATATTCTTAGCGTCAATTTGCTTTTGAATTTGAGCATTAACGTGCTCCTCATAAGATCCAACAACAACCGCTTGAATCCATCCAAGAACAATTTCCTCTGTTAACTGATCGTAAGGAATAAAATCTTCAGGATTGATTGAAGAAATAGGAAATGGTGTTGCTCCAGAGAACACTCCTTCTACTCCTTTGTCGTTAGTTCCTGTTTTTTTCCAATAAGTTTGTACTACAGCATTTTCAACGCCATCAGCGTTAAGTGTTTTCATGTCTGTTACTTCCCAAGTGTATTGCATAACTTTTATTTATTTATTAATTTGTTTACTAATTCTTTTAATTCTTCTATTTGTTTTTGTTGTTCTTTTACTGCTTCTATCAATAGTGGTGTTAATTTACCATAATCTAAAGTTTTATATCCTCTACCTATTGGAGCATCTTTAATTAATTCTGGTAATACAGCTTCAACCTCTTGTGCCGATACACCAACTTCTAATTTCTTTTTATATCCAAAAGCTTGTGCGGTTTCGTTTGGCTCATAATAAAAACCATTCAAAGATAATACTTTTTCTAATGCGTTTTCAATATTTCCTTTTTTATCTTTAAGTCTTTCGTCGGAATAATATGCGACAATATCGCCTGCTACCCTGATAGAATCACCGGTATTTGCACCATCAAAGTAAAAACTTGAGTCGTTGGCGTCGTAAAACACAGGAGCATATATTTCTCCGCCTGAGCTAAAGTATTTGCTATTAGTCCAAGCGTCTTCTAAAAGGACTCTCCTTGTCCAGTTTATATTATTCCCATTACCGCCCCCTACTCTAGCTGCTGGCGAGCTATAGTCCATTGCTAAAAACCCTTGTGTATCGCTTCCGGCCCAAGCTATCATTGTACTATATGGAGTTAATCCACTTAATACAGACGGTGTAGTATTCCATCTTGCTGTTGATATTTGATAGCCATTAGATGTTGTGCCAAATAAAGTACTTCTGAAATTAGCTGTGGTTAAACTATCAATAAGAGCAGGTGCAGCTAAACTATTTACCATTAGATTTGTTCTATTAGTAATAGTCGATACAGTTCCAGCATTTCCTGTTATATTTCCACTTATTGTATTTGCTACAGTTAATCCAACAAAGTTTGATGTAGCTGAAGGATCCGCGTAATAAGCAGAGTTATTTCTATCTGAAAAAAGATTAAAATTGGCTTGTGCTCCAGTTAAGTTAGCAGCGCCCCCAGCTGGATTACCTATATAAAAATCACCGGATGTATGGAATACTCCATAATAGGTGTTTAATGACATTGTTCCGTAAGAACCAGTGGCCTGAAATATTGGCGTACCAGACGATGCCCCATAGTTAATCTGAACCTTTCCTGCTAAATTAGCGGCTGTTGTTGTATTGTTAGGATCTAAATAATATGTTGTGTCGTTAGAGTCATAAAATATAGGTGCTCTAAAGTCTCCTGATGTTTGATATGTGCCAGTGCCTCCAGTTTTGTTGGTAAGTGTATTAAAATCAGCTGCGCCTGCACTAACGGTCCAGCTTCTATTTGCTGACAAATCGTAAGTTGTACCATTGATTGTAAGCGTTCTTGTTGCTGGTACAGCGTATGAAGTGTAATTGCTTGAGTTTAATAGAATATCGCCATTCCAATATAACACCCCATTTGTTCTCATTTCTAAAAACTTACCTACTGTGCCACTAATATGAAAAGCAATACCGGTTGTAGTTGTACTATAAGACTCTGTCCACAAAGCGGCTGTTGTATAATCTCCGTCTGATTGCGATCTTATTGCTCTTGTTCTAGTTGTAGTTATAGAATCTATGTTGCTTGAACTAGCAGGGTCTATATAATAACCCGTATTATTATAATCCTGAAATACAGGGGCAGATATATTATATGATGATGTTATAGTATCTTCGCTTGTCCAAAATGTGTATGGTCCATATATTGTTGTATTTCCCTGCTGTCTAGAATATTGTGGTCTACCCCAAAAAGGAGTAATAATAGTTTGATTATAATATGTGGCTCCATCGCCGTGGTTTGATATAAGATAACCAGCCCATCCTGAATATCCAGCAAATGTTCCAGCCCCTTGGTAATATGTCATATTAGACGAGCCATAACCAGTAATGTAAAGACTATTAGAACCGTAAGCAGAGCCAGATGAATCTGCATAAGCTACTTCAACATTAGTAGGTGTAGCTGGAGTAACTGATAGTCTCCATCTATTTGCAGAGCTATTATAGTTCATACTCATGTAATACGGGTTTGCACCGCCATATACATAAGTACCATCCGAAGCATATAACCTCGTACTATTAGTTGCATAAGTTGCATTCCCAGATATATTTCCAGTTATTGTATTTGCAACAGTTAAACCTACTAGATTACTTGTTGCTGTTGGATCTACATAATATACTGTATTATTTGAGTCATAGAATATAGGAGCCCTAAACGAATCAGTTGCTGTAACATCGCCGTTAGATATTATCATTCTTTGTATTGGCGTAACATTTGTTGTGCCACACCAGAATCGTATTGGTTGCCCAGATTGATTAGCCATTATATCTAATCCACCAGATATATTGGTACTAACACCATATCCGTAAGTTGTTCCATCCGTGCTTCGTGTTCCAAATGCACTTGTTGATGTAACTAATCCTATAGCCCCTGTGCTTGCTCCGCTAAATATATAATTTGGAGCCGTTATAGCTAAATTAGTAGTTGCTCCTCTTGAAGTAACTGTTTGCAGCGTGTCTGTTTCAGTAACTGATACTGTCCAGCTTCTATTTGCCGACAAATCGTATGTTACTCCATTTATAGTTAATGTTCGCGATGTTGGAACATATCCAGCTAATGAAGGACCCGTAGATACACTACCATCTGCCATTAAATACTGAGCTGATGTTCCGCCGGACTTTACAAACGTATTTGCTGTTATATCATATAAGTTCGAAAAAGCGGCTGGATTTAAGTAGTACGAAGTATTGTCTTTATCGGTAAAAGAGGTTGCTCTTACGTTTGCAGTAAAAACACCATTACCAGATTGATCTAAAGTGAGCAAGTTAGTCATTAGCCCACCAGAATAGCCATTAAATAAATAACCAAAACTTCCGTAACTTGTAAATTGCGTAAATGTTGTATTTATTGCAAATTCTGCTGTTGACGCAGATCCAGTTGTAAACGCTAATGTATTATTGGAAGCGTTGCTAAATGTTGTGTTACCTTGAGTAAATGTTTTTACACCGGCTATTGATTCATTGCCTGTTTTGTGAACAACATTAGCATCTGCCGCTCCTCCTATATCGGACAACACTTCTGTGCCAGTTCTAAACTTGATAGTGCCACTATCGGACACAAGAAATTTATCCGTGTCCGTTGTGGCATTATTTAAAGCTTGCAAAGTTATTTCGGTTAAAAACTTTTGAGCCATATTAAATTTTTATTAGATTATCCAATCTTTTGTAACAACGCTCTTATTGAGCCAGCTGCTTGAGAAGTTGAAAATGTTATTGTTATTAAACCAGATGCTCCTCTTGTAACATCACTGAATATTGTTTCTCCTGTAGAAACTTGAACAAGCTGTACCATTATAACAGATGAGTCTGTTCCTAAACCGTGTGTTGCAGAGTTTATAGTATAAGTTGCACTTGTTGTAGGGTTTGTATTTGTAAATGATCTTCCAACTTCTGATGCTGATATTGTGATCGTATCAGTTAAGTCTGCTGTGATGATAGATATACCGTTTCCAGCAGCAAGTGTTAAAGTATCATTATTAGTATCAGCAACAACAGTTGATTGACCCGATACCGCAATATTTTTGAATATGTTTTGTTGAGAACCTCTGTCAGTATTCGTTACAGTCGCAGTACCGTTAGAATATGTAACATCAATACCAGTACTTGCATTTACATTACCAATACCAACTTGAGTTAAACTAGCTAAGTCAATATTATTTTGAACAGTAGTCCAATCTGCTAATGTAGTAGGTGCATCAATTTCAGCAATTAATACATCGCCAATTCTAACTTGTTCTGTAAAGAATGTACCGTCTGCTGTAACAGTATATGTCCAACCTTTTTTGATACCTGCAATTGTAGGTGGCGAATCCAAGTTGGGAGTATTTGTTGCTGCGTTATATCCACCTTGGTATACTAATCCACCAGCTACAGAAGAATCAACGTACGCTTTAACAGCCGCGCTTGTTGGTAATGTTGTATCGTTATTGTTATTTGCAATGCCTTCAGAAGCAGTTACAATTGTAGCTAATGTAAAGTTATCAATATCTAATACATTGTTCGCTACGGTAGTTGAAATTGATGTTGTACCTGATCCAGTAACTTCTCCTGTTAATGTTATTGTAGACGGAGTTGGTGTAGGTAACGTAACTGTCTTTAAGTTTAAAGAAGTAATGTGTCCTTGAGCAGTACTCGTTACACTATCTACAACAGTAAATGTACCACCAAAAGCTGGCGATGCAGATGAGGTTGAATCCGATCTTGATACAGAATCGTGATTAATTGTTAATGTATTATTTATACTAGCTGCAGTGCCAATTAGTGTGCCACCGACAAATTTTACTGTTTCTCCAGAAACTACATTTTCTGGTGTACCTGTATCTCCTTCAAAATTCCAGTCGTATATACCAGATATTGCAGACCAAGTATTATCACCTCTTAAATACTTTGTTGCGTCAGGTGTGCCTGTTGCACTTAATGAAGCAGTAAGAGATGGGTTAACCGCTGTACCTACGTTTGTAAGGTTAACGAATGTACTGTTGTTCGTAGATACACTTAATACACCGCCACCTACTTCAGTCCATGCGCCATTTGCCCATATCTTTAGGATGTCTAATGTTGTATCGTAGTAAAGCTGCCCTTCTACTCCGGTTCCAGCTGCCGTGTTATTCGGCTGATTCTCAACCCTAGCTTTTATTAGCTCGTTTTGGTTGAGATTAACACTATTTAAAAAATTAATTGCCATTGTCTATTTTTGTTTGGTTACTTAGTTCATATATGCTTTGCCAGAAAAACCAGCTGAAAACTCTATTTGTAATTCGTTCTCGTTTAAATACGTCACATTACCGTACATGGTAACATTATTTATATTCACAACGCTAACTGAAGGAAATTTTCCTAGATTGTGTGTTATTGTCCATACTGTCGCGGGTACGCTTTGAACGAATACATAGTTCTTATCAGCGTTATCTAAACTAGCATGTAATGACAATCCATAAAACTTATCTAGCTCTAAAGATCCGTGTCCTTCTATGTATTGTAATATTACGTTAAAAAACGTAGTTTCAACCAAGTCTCTTACGATGCTGACAACTTTATATATCCCGAAATTATTCAAGTTATCCAATTGCCCAATCAAGACCTCGTTGCCAACTAATACCGGCAAATAATCTTCAAGTGTATAACCTGCTAATGATTGCTCAGCAAGTTTAAATGTTGTTATTGCAGAGAATGCGGTTCCTACTCCGCCGAAATTATTAAAACTTATTGTTCCCTGAGATCGTCCTGTATCAGTAGCGACACTCTGGAAAAAATAATTATTTTGTTCATTTATAGCTACAGCTCCTGTTGCATTAAACCAAGCAACGATTCCATCAAAAGTATAGTTCTTTGTGATAAGGCCTTCGCTGTTTGATCCAAGCACTTTATCCTGCCCATCTATATTGTTATCTATTGCATACGTGCTTATCCTTGCCATATCTACTATTGTTTAATGTATGAGCCTGAAATGTGGAAATAGTCATTCAAGTCCAATACTTTAGGTGAATTATAATCAAACGCTGCTAATTGCGAATTTGATCCAATATAGTATAACCACATTACATTAGATCCTGCAGTAATTTCACCCGACAATTGGTAGTTGTCGTTTGCTGAATTGTCATTTAAGTGCCCTGAAGAAACTATCATATCATATTTTGCGTTAAATGGCAATGTCATATAATATTGCCCTGTTCCAAAGCTAGTAATGTTTGTCATAGCTACATTAATACGAAAAAATATTAAATCGCCTGTTTGTACATAACTTGCAGTAAATAATGGTTGCCCATTAAAAGTAGGTTGCACCCCAGCTGTTCCTCCTTGTACCAAGTACGTTGTATCAACTGGCGTAGTCATGATAGAAGGCTTATTTAATATAAAAGCTTTACTAGCTGTATTTGTTTCGTTCCAATCTGAATTTACTTGTGCAGCCGGTATATCTGCTGTTAAAGCAATAGTTCCAGAAGCATTAGGTAAGTTATAATCTCTACTAGCTGTAAGTAATGTTGCGCGTAGAGTTCCGTTTATTGCGTTTGTTTTATATAGTGCTAATAAACCTTGTTCAAAATATACTGATTTATCAAGTTGCCAGTCTGTAAACGTGAAAGCTCTATCAGCTACACTTATCTTTGCATAGTCAAGTCCAACTGGGTCGTATATACCAAATTCATTACCAACATTTGCATCTACAACAGATGTATTACCTGCGGTTAAAACATCATTCAATGTAGGAGTTGTTATTGGTCCAGGCGGAATATCATCCATATAAGCAACAACCCCATCTTTATCTTGGAACTTAACTGTCCTATTTGCCGTTAAAGCATCAGGCCCTTTTATAGATATTTGGAATCCTCCTGCTGGCGATAATAAAGACAAAGTATTTAGTCCAATATACCCTAAATATCCTGAGGTGGAACCGAAAAAATTAATTCTGCTCTTGCTGCCCTCAACGCGACCATACGCATAGCTATTAAATGAATCAGTTAATCCTATTGATCCAACATTTGCGGCAATCAATGATGAGTTTCCACTTGTTAGTACGTCGTTTAAAGTATTAGCAGCACTAATATCGCTTAACAAGGCTATTGTACCAGACTGATTAGGTAATTGCCAGTTTCTAGTCGCAGTAGCAGACGCACTTATATACGAGTTTGATGCGTTGACAAATTGGAAGGTCATACCTTCAACGGTACCATCATCCCATAACTTTGCGCCACCTAATGTATATATAGAATTAGCCCCTATATTAATATCACCGGTTGCTCCTGTATACGGAACGTATGCCAATGCTGTCGATGTTAATATATGAGATTTAATTGCTCCTACCGAGAAGTTAACGGTCTCAAATTGGTATAACGAGTCAGACCCTAATAATAGGTCTGCATCTTGTATTACGGAGTCAGTACCGTATGTTCTTATTCTTGGCATCTTTATCTTGTTTTATAGTTGTTACCTGATTCTTTTTTTGTGCCTTGGCCATCATTACCTCTATTCTGCTTAGGCGATTCCCATCTTTGATCGTTGTGATCCCAATCTTTACCATTAGCTGCAGACCCGGCTGCTCTTCTTCTACGTTGAGCATCGGCCTTTTTAGCTTTACGTGCAGGCGTTTTAGCAAAAGCTAAATCTCTTGCTGCTTTATCTCTCCTCGCCGTAGGCGATAATTTTTGTGGCATATTTTTTATTTTTTTCTACAGCTACCTTGCGCGCCTTTTTTTGTACCAGGCACACGTTCGTAACCTGACCAGCACGCTTTAGCCGGAGACGTTATTTTTTTTCGTAAACTATAAGCAGTAATACTACCATCACCACTCTGTGTGTATTTAGTTTTAACCGGTTGTTGCCCTTTAAACCTTAAATATGTCTCATCACTAGCTCCTTCCATTGCCGCAGTGATATGGGGACCTCTACGCATAGTTACAGTGTCAGTTGCCTGGTTAAATTCCTCAAATTTATCTGTAGCTTCTTTATATGTCTGCTTTTTCTGCTTAGCTGGTGATCCAATCCAAAAACCATTGTGCGATTTATTGCCTAAACCTTGCGGTCCAATTCCATTTTTACCCATTTTATCGTAAATTAGTCATACCTGTATGATTACGCACATCGATAAGTTCTTAAAAGTGTGACGTTAGCCTACTACTAGATAATATAACTACCTATTGTCGCACTAGGCAGCCAAAATATTAGCAAAAAATAACAAAAATAACAATATAAAGGGGTATTGAAAAAAATTGCATCAGATATTTAGAAGTAACGGGCTATGTATAGCATTTTAAAACGAAAGTTGAAAGTGGGAAGCTAATCTAAAAAGGCACCCCCCCTCCGTTTTTAGAATTTAGTTGAAACGGTTTTGGGTTTTGTGTTATAGCTATGGGATATGAGCGTGATGCAACACGTGAATTTGTTTGAGGTTTCTGGAGATTGGCATGCACAGTACATTGACAGCAGCAGGACACGGCGCAGCACACAGCGTTGAGCAGCACATTATAATAATAGTACGACAGCATAACATAACGAACACACGACAAGCGGAGCGGAGCGCAGCGACGCGTAGCGTGTATAGCATAATAAAAACGATGAGAGATTGATAATATATATGAACTTAAAAAATATAATATGAAATTAGAATTAAAAGAAATCTGGTTAATAAAAGAATTGATCTATAAAAGAATAGATGAAGTAAGTGGTTATGAAAACTTAGAGGAAGAATTAAAAATATTATTAAAGAAGTTACAGAATAAAAACGAAATATAACTGATAATATTAATGAACTTAAAATAAAATAACTATGATGAATTTAATTAAAACAGAACTTTATATTAATAATCTTAAAGATCTATCAAAAGAAGAATTATTAGAATATATGAAAGAATATTGTTATTCTAGTTTCTCAGAAGATATTGAATATACTGAAGAAGAGATAGATAATGGATTCTTTGTGACTGAACTAGAATCAATAAGAAATTCAGTATTTAATTAACTGAATTCATATCTCAATAAGATCCTGTGACAGGGATCTTTTACTCTGCCTAGGCGGAATTGACAGGCGGAGCCGTGCGCTAGCACGAGCGAAGCGTATAGCATACCAAAAACGACGGGAGTTTGATAATAATAATGTAACAAATAAAAAATAATAAATATAAAAAATAAAATAACTTAAAAAACTTACAAAGTAAAAACGACAAGACTTTGATAATAACAATGTAACAAATTAAATAAATAAATAACTTAAATAATTAAAATTATGAAAAATCAAAAAACAATTGAAGTAGTTAAATCAAACAAAGAATTATTAGTTGAGGCCATCGCCAACTTAAGTGATGAACAAAAGGCTCTAATTTATCCACCTATCCAAAGAGCCAACTTTGTAGTCCGAAAATCTTGGTTAGGTCGTAATCAAACAATAACCTTTGTTAACAACAAAAATCAAAAAGTAACTTACAATCATGATGAAGTACTTAAAGTGATGTTACCTAAACTAAGTATCATGCCATGTTGGATTAAACGTGAGTATTGGTCACAATCAACCGATATGCCGGCTAATGTTAGACACTTGGCGACTATCGAACAACTTGAAGTGGAAGTGACGGCCGAATAAGCCGTTACTATACACACAAGAAAAACGATCAACAATCGATAATATAAATGTAACTAAAACAAATACAAATGACAAATCTAGAAAAATTAAACAAAATCAAAAGTCTTATTGACGACGTAGAATTAAACGAATACATTAACATACTAATAACAATTGAAAAAGAATATGAGGAGTAATTCACAACTAAGAAGATCGGCTCTAATCCGACAGTGTAGTCCATCATTCGAAGACTACATGAACCAAAGATTACAAGGTAAAACACATAAACAAATTCAAAACGAAAAAAACAATGAAAGAACTAAGAAATGATGCACTAATATTAGCTTGTTTAAGCTTCGCTGGTGGAGTTATTCTAACAATCGGAATGACTACGATCACTGCAATGGAAAATGAGATTACACGTCTCGAAAACACTCAAAAACAACAAGTATTTGTGTGGAATGATGATGAGGAATCGATACCAAACATGGGATCAACTGTAAAGTTAGAGTTTATTGAAAATGATACGATTTATATCGGTCCAATGGAACCTAACGAATAAGCGAGCGTAGCGAGCACACCCGAAGGGTGTATAGCAAACATAGGTAATACGAGTATTTTTTGATAATACTTTGGGTCTGGCTCTGAAATAAGGTCGAAAGAGTGGACTCCGCCCTACGCCATAGTTTCGGGGGGATCTCACCCTAAACTCGTGTATAGCATTTTTAGGTGTGTAGCGTATAGCATAACAAAAACGATTAAAGTTTGATAATATAAATGTAACAAATAAAAACAAAGTAAAATGATAGTATTAAAAATCCAAAAAAACTTTAGTCCCTTTATCCACCAAGAATTAACTAAATCAAAGAAGATACAATTCACTCATCGAATAGTGGGTTCTAAGTTATTACTTAATCCAATGGATCTTGAGGAGTTTGGGAAAATCATGAAAAGACTAGAATTGAGGTATAAATAGTGCGACAATAGCCCCTTACTATATATATTTAACTAGCTAATGTCACTCTTTTCGTAAAAGTTAAGAATTAGACGTTGAGGAGGAGAGGGCTACACATTCAATCAATTATTTTAGTGTAAACAAAGTGCATACTTTTAACAAACTAAAAACGATACCTAATCGATAATAAAAATGTAACAAATTAAAACAAATATAACTATGAATTTAGATTTTAGAGAATTAAGTAGAGAAGACAAAACCAAAGCTATTAACGAAACTATTAGACAAAACGGTGTTGAATGGATTGCCTATATAATTACGGCATCATCTTTCGATGTGTACGGGTGGTTTAACTTGAGTAACAGTGAAGACGGCGGCGAGTATTGGTATAAATTAGTAACTAATCAAAAAAAGTAATTTATGAAAAAGTTTAACGGATTTGAAGCTCACTTACTTGAGCGAGGGTTGCAAGATTATATTAACTTAATATGCAACGATATAGTTGAAGCGGAACGTAGCGATCGACGACCTATCATGACGGTTGGTTATATGCGCTCTATTGAAAAAGAAACATTAGATAAATTAAAATCATTAACCTATAAAACAAAGTAATATGAATAAGCTAGTTAAAAGTAGAGAAATTTATTGGTGTGAAAGCGATGACCGTTTTGTATTGGTTGTCCGTGAAGACGGTGATATTGTAGGGTTAAACTACATACAAGGTGACGACTTAGAATACTTTGAGTCTAACTTTAATAGTATAGATAAAAGTTTAACTAAATTCTATAATTCAATTGAAAATTATTTAAACGGTACTACCGAACTTGATCGAATTAATCAAGCAATTTGGGCTCACTTTGCTTACGAAAATAACTAATAAAATATAAACGCTATGTACTTAAATATAACTAAACGAGATGCAAACATAATTCAAGTGGCTTTAGACCATTTGTTTGAAGAACATACAGATGTGTTAGCGGATGCTATACGTATCGGCGACGACAAACAAGCACGTGAATCGTACCATATACAACGAGTGATCGAAGATTTACAAGGAGAAATAATTTACCAACTAAAAAACAATTAATATGAGAAAAGTTATAACCGAAAACATGCCGTGTACGGCCGATATAAAAGAAGTGTGGAACAATACTCACGTAGGTATATTGTGGGAGGATGCAAAAACAAAGGCTATAATTATTAAAACGAGAGACGAGAATTTTGTTGCATTAAATAATAATGGTTCGTTATCGCTTGAGAACGCTTATGCTCACGCTACTAAAAGAGACTATGTACTTCACTCAATTAACTTAATGAGAGCCGAATGTTACGTATTTGAAACTGTAAATGAATTATTAACTTGGTTTGCTAAATAATATTAATATGAAAGAATATAATGTAGAAGTGTGCGAAACACTTATTAGAATAGTAACGGTTGAAGCTCAAAGTGAAGAACAAGCACTTGAGTTTGTAAGATACGATTATAACAACGCTGAACTAGTGTTGGATAGTGATGACTTCTTTGATGTAGATTTTGAAATTGTAAATAGAGATTAATATGGTAACTAACGAAGAAAAATTACACAATATTGCAAGGTTGTTTATGAATCAATTTTGCTATACACCAGCGAGCCTTGACGAGTGGCTTTACGAACACAGCGAAGAATTAACTGATGACGAGCGTAACTTAGGTTATGCAATTTTAGAACTTTTTAACGATTAAATTATGGAAGAATATAGCGATTGTTGTGGTGCATCAAGACATCACATATTTGACGAGTTGTGTGCGGATTGTTTAGAGCACTGTTCATTTGAAGAAATGTGCGAAGAATAACGTCGCAAAATAAAAACGACACTTAATTGATAATATTAATGTAACAAATAAAAATATAACTATGAATACAACAGGTAAATTAGACAAATTAATTGAAGAAAAAGTAAATCAAAAGATTAGAGAATTTTCAACCAAAATAACTAATCAAATAAAAGATTTTCTTAAAGAAAACGGCGACTACAGCGGTGAGTACTTGCACATACCCGACGGCTTTGAATTATACAACCAAGAATACCGTGTTAAAGAATTTAAGCACACTAAATTGTATGTCATGAATAAAGGTCTTGTAGGTGGATTAGAATTAACTATCAAACAAAAAATGATTGACAATGCAACAAAAGAATTATTAGCAAAAGTAGAATTATTATCTTAAACAAATATAACTATGGCACGATTAAAATACAGAGGCGAAGAAATTGAGGTTGAATACAATACTGTTGGTACTTATGTAATGGCTACCTATGATAACCCACCAGAATATCCTGATACTATTATAGATGCGGTATACTACAACGAAGTTGATATACTACCAATCTTAAGTGAGCGCGACCAAGACGAAATTTATGAACTATTAAATGAATACTTATACTAAAAAATATAACTATGGCGGAAATACAAAAATTTGACGAGTGGATGTTTAAAATACGAAACAAATATTACTTCGATCACGAGAGAATGGCGCATGCCTATGAAAAAATATTAGAGTTAGCGAATGAATAAATTAATATCAAACCTAGTTGCATTAGTAATTGTAACGGCTGTCGGTATGTTATTTTATATACTAAACCTTTGGAGAAATAAAAAATTATGAATAGAGACATACAAGAGAGAGCGATGCAAAAAGCGTTTGCAAAAGTAGTAACAATAAAGATGGATATTAGAGCATTAGCTGACGACGTTAAATGTGGTCGCACTGGCGGAGTATCTATTGAAGAAATTAAAAACGTACTTGACGGTACAAAAACAGAATTAGAAGTGTGGAAATACATTTTTGATTTAATAGAAAAAGACGAACAATAAAACCTAAAAACATGATAGACTTAAGAAAAAACAAAACCAATGAACAACCGTTACCAAAGTGGTTTAACGGCGTGCTATACACAAATGGCGAAACTGTAACAAATCCGTTTAGCGGTGAATCATACGATTTAACACCAGCTGAATTAAGTATGTACGACTTTATTATGGGTTGCCAAATGACCGGCTTAGCTCAAAAGGATATGATTAAAGCATTAACGTGGTTCCGTAAAGCTAACCCTGAAGCATATATGGTATTACTTGATTAATCTTGCATACAAAAAACGACAACCAATTGATAATATAAATGTAACTAAACAAAATAAAAATTATGACACAAGACGAAAAAACATTATTTGAAGTACAAATTTCAAAAGTAAACAATTCCGCTAGCAGTATCTTTTCTAAAGATGATGTACTTAGCTTGCTAACAACCTTGCAATCATGCATCGCTGATTTGCCTGAAGTAACAACGACTGGCTTTACTAAAGATCACATTCTTAATTCAGTAAAAGAAATGTTAAACGAGTATTCTTGGGATGAATTTATAAGCTGCGAACCTGAATTGCATGGATCATACGGCGATAGCTATTCACTTGAAATGAATACATCCTTTGACGACCACGAATTTAAAAGATGCTTTATATCTGAACTAGACGATTATTTTACACCTGATAACCAATAAAAATTATATATATGAAAACAATTAAAACAGTACAAGATTTTAGAGAATTTGTTGGCAACAACGGAATGTTATTTAGCGTAACATTTATTAAAGACAACGGTGCAGAACGTAAAATGGTCGCGAGACTTGGCGTGCGCAAGTACGTTAACGGTAACGGCTTAAAGTATAATGCAGAATCGCGCAATAACATTGTTGTATTCTCAATGAAAGACGACGGCTGGCGCACAATTAACATCGATCGCCTACTAAAAGTTAAAGCATACGGAGTTACACTTAATGTGCAATAGTCGCATAATTAATACGACAACAAATTGATAATAAATTAAACAAAATAATATGAACCTACTTACACAAAACAGCAAATTAAAAAAGACTAGTAAAGCTTTATCTCTTAGAGTATTTAACTTTGGTATTCCCGCATACAAGTCGGCAAGCGGTAAATTAACATGCCCTATGGCTGACGAATGCGTTAAATTCTGTTATGCTAAGAAAGGCGCATATATTTGGGGCAACGTAAAACCTGCGTTTGAAAAGCGTTACGAACTAACTAAGACTGACGATTTCATATCCGCTATGAATGCTGAGATTCAATCAAAAAAACCAGATTACGTACGGGTACACGATAGCGGTGATTACTATTCAAAAGCATATCTTGATAAGTGGATCGAGATTGCTATACACAATCCGAACGTGCGGTTTTACAGTTACACCAATATGATCGAAATGTTTTTAAACACCTCATTGCCAGATAATTACGACGTAATCTTCAGCGATTCAGGCAAACAAAAAAGTTTGATCAACCCATTAAAACATAGACATACTAAAATATTCTCTACCTCATTTGCATTGCAAGAGGCTGGATATACTGACGCATCAAGCGTTGATCTTATGGCTACAAAATGGTTTAACAACACTAACAAAGTAGGATTAATATTTCATTAATTCTAACAACACAACGTTGATTTCTGGGGCTATGTAAATTTATTCCGCTAAGTTTGGTTGTAGTCGAATTGCAAATAAAGAATTTAACCGGGTTGCAAATCAACATAAGTCAGGTGGCGGAAGGCTAGGGATGTCTCTGGCGTGGTAACGCACATATAATGAGAGTAACACGTGGCTCGTCTGTGGAATCAGTAAGTTATATGGTGGTATAAATGCAGGTTCGAATCCTGCCCTGACTACTAACGCATATCAAATACGATAGCAAAACGATAATAATAATGTAACTAAACAATTTAATCATGAATATATTTTATTTAGATCGTGACCCTGTAAAAGCAGCACGACAACACTACAACAAACATGTTGTTAAAATGATATTAGAGGCGGCACAATTACTTTGTACAGCTCATCACTTATCTGGTAATCCTGATGATGTACCTTATAAGAAAACACACATGAACCATCCATCTGCCGTATGGGTACGATCATCACGCGCAAACTATTTATGGTGCTACGAATATATGCTAGCTCTTGGTGCTGAATATACTAGACGCTATGGCAAAAAGCATTTAACTATTGAAAAGTGTCGCGACGTATTGTCTAAAATACCGTCTGCTATACACGCTGTCGATTTTTGCGATCCACCACAATGCATGCCTGACGAATACAAAATGGCTGATGCTGTTGACGGCTACAAAAAATATTACGAAATTGGTAAAGCTCACTTAAAAGACAAATAAAATGAAAGTATATAATTATAAAAAAGCTAAAGAATTAATAGAAAAATATAAAGACCAAGATCTTAAACATGTGTCCCTCGGCATGAAAGAAGATTGGAGCTGGACAGCTGAAACTATATGGTCTAACAATAAATATTTAGTAAAATTAAAAAAAGATACACGAATTGCTGGTATAAAAAGTAGTTATTGGGCTACACCAGTTATAGAATTAGAATTTGGAGATCATTTATTAACCGCAGACTGTTACACTTATGAATAAATCACAAATAATTGAAGAACTTGACAAATGTATATACACTTTGGACGTATTGGAAAACGTTTTTATAGCTAACAAATTAAGGTTTATTAAAGAATCTTTAACGAACGAATGGGACCTTAGTGACTTTTATTTAGAACAAATTACAAGAACTATATATCACAACGAAAATAATTAATCATGATAATTAGAATAGAAAAACAATATGAAATGTTTACAACGGAATTTCATAACATGGACGTTGATCTTACCCAAATATTTGACGCATTTAAAGGCATGCTAATTGCAAGTGGCTGGCAACCAGTAACTATAGATCAATATATAATTGAGTTAGCAGCTGAGTTAACTGATGATCCAAATAAAAATTAATAAAAAAAACTATGACATACGAAAACTTTGAAAGAATAATACTAAATTTGCAAAAGACGCATGACCATGCAAATATACTGTACTCTCACGGAATAGACATAACACAGGTTACTGATGGCTTACATTCTATCATAGAAAACTTATTAAAAATTATCTTTGGTGATGAAGGTGCTGATTGGATTGATTGGTTTATGTATGAAAAAGATTTTGGCACACGTGAAGATCTAAAAGCTTGGGACGAAAACAAAAACGAAATAGCTTATGACATAAAAAGCCTATACGACTTATTAACTAATGAATATACTTATAAAAAATAAATTATGACGGAAAAAGAAATGCACAGATTAGCGGACATTATTGTAGATAAACTAATAATAAAGCAAGCAGCGTATGACGCTAAGTTTATGGAAGAGCTAGCTAAGAATGCAGGGCCGGATTATGACATAACTATAGAATATAATAATGCTGACGTTAGTATTGAAGCACAAATAAAAGACCTTGAAGACCAAATAGATAGGTGTATAAAAACAGATAACTTCGAAGCCATTAAGGGATTACAAGAACAAATAGATAAGTTATTAAATGGAAAAAAATAATAACGAAGAGTTGCATATAAATAATGATGATCAAGAATTAATCTGGTGTACATTGTAAAAGCGAAAGCGAAAACTGAAATACAGTATGCGACAATAGGGTCTTAATTAAATATAATAAACAGCTAATGTCACACAGAAGAATAGAATATTTACATAAACACAGGATAATATACCATCGCAATCCTATCACAGATAAACCTACTATTATTTATGATTGGGGTTATTATTATGAGAATGGTACATTTGAATGTTATTCTTTATTCAGAAGTAAAGCTTTAATAAATACTTATAAGTCTCTTAAATGGCATCTATATGTGTTGTGGTATTTAAACCATCAGCTAGATCAAGATAGCTTCTTACAGATAGCTAAATTTATATCTGATAAGACTAATGGGTTTGTTACATTTGATATGCCTTACGGCTTAATTAATAGCATTGTTTATGAGGTTAGTATGAAAGACTTAGATACACCGCCTCCAAATAAGTTACGTAAGGTTATATTCAAAGATAACTGTAGATTAAATGTAAATGAGAAGTTATCAATAGTCGGTCAAATAGTTGGCAAAAAGAAATTATCTGAATCAGAGATATACGATGCAATGCTATACACGATCGATGCTGGCGAAAAAATAACTATTGCAAAACTAGCAGAACGTTTAGGTTGTTCAACAAGAACCATACATAGAAACATGGGCGCAGATCTTAAAAAAGAAAAAGAATTATTAAATAGAGACTTATGAAAATTTGGCACATATCAGATACACATACATATCATGATTTATTAAAAATTCCTAATGGAATTGATACAGTAATACATTCTGGAGATTGCAGCAATCCTAGAGATCCGTATAATAATGAGCCTGAAGTTAGAGAATTTATTGATTGGTACAAAGAACTGTCAATTAAAAACAAAATTTATGTAGCAGGTAATCATGACACGTCTATTGAAAAAAGATTAGTTACAAAACAAGATTTTGAAGATAATGGTATTATATACTTAGAGAATGATTATATAACTATTGATGGTATTAAAATCTTTGGATCTCCTCATACACCACAATTTGGTAATTGGGCATTTATGAAGGATAGAACAAAATTAGAAAGATTTTGGAGATTAGCTATTGAGGACTATGTTGATATTGTGGTTACACATGGCCCACCAAAAGGAGCTCTTGATAAATCTTATGATAGGGATAACTTAATGGAAATGTGTGGTGACAAATCATTATTAAATAGAATATTTGAAATAGAACCAAAATTATCTTTATTTGGACATATACATAGTAATAAAGATATTATAAATGCAGGAACTTTAAAATTTGGGGACAAGCAAACTATATTTAGTAATGGATCAGTAGTAACAGATGGTAAGTTTGGCAAACTAACTAGTAATGGTAATATATTTGAGTTATGAAATTAAAAGACAAAATAACATGGTGGAAACTATTAATAGTCTTTGTGTCAGCAATAGCATTAGAAGCAAATAGTATTGCAAGCTTTAGATTTTTAATGGATAAGAATTGGTATGGCATGGTTGGAATGGTGTTTATAAACCCGTTTTTATGTTTACCAATGAATCACTTTACAATAGAAGTTAAAACATTTTTTGGCAGATTTTTAATAGCGTCTGCATTTGCTTTAGGTTTTAGTGTAGGAGTATTAACAATTAGACCATTTTTTATATGAAACGATTTATAATATTTTTTATAACTTGGGTATCAAGTAATTTATCGGTTCCTTTTTGGGTTGTTGGGCATGTGCATTTAACTTTAAATATATATCAAGATATACACGAAATAATTGCATCATGCGGAATGAGCATATTGGTGGCCACCGGCTTTTGGATAGAGTGGAAAAATAATATAAAACAAAATAGATAAACTTTAGCAAAATTTTAGCATAAGTTAAATTAAATAGTAGTATCTTTGAGAATAAACTATTTAAGATGAAAAAATATAATGTAAAAAATTATATTACCTACAAGGAAGACGTCAAAAAAAGTATGCCAGATGATAAAGAATGGAGTGCATACACTAGAGACGAACTTATAATTAAGTTTCTTCCTCTTGTAGAGAATCTAGCAAGAAAGTTTTCAACATCACAACAAGCTTCTGGAGTATTAGATATTACAGATTTAATACAAGAAGGATCAGTAGGCTTAGTGTCAGCAGTTGATAGGTTAGATTGGAATCAATTAAACGATTCTGAAAACATAGAGCAAACATTGAAAAGCTTTTTGAGTAAACGAATTAAGGGCGCAATACGTAGAGCCATCGATATTAATCGAGGGGATATTAAATTGCCAGAGCATAAGTTAAATGAGATCAGGCGTAACCCAGATGATGAATCAAAAGTTGCTTTATTCTTTAACAGTGTGTTTACTAGTTATGATGATGATCAAACAGAAGAATCAAGTTTTGCGTTTCAGCTTCCAGATGAAGCTAAAAAATATAATATAGATCTGATTAACGTTTATCTATTAGGAATCATGCAAGAGCATTTAAACAAGCGTCAATACGATGTACTAAGAATGTCATACGGTCTTGATTGTAATAAACATTCAGCTAAAGACATTGCGGCTTATATTGGTCTAAATGTTCCAACAGCAGCAGTTATTGTATCACAAATTAAAAAAGAGGCAATTGATTGTTTAATAGCAAATGTTCATCCAGATCAAGTATTAGATTATTTGTAACAAATTAAATTAATTATATGGCAACAAAAAAAGAAGAAGTGTTAGAGAGAGACTTTACGCTTAATGAAAAGTTAGCAATAATCCAAACAGAGTTTAAGTCTAAGAAATCTAGATTTAATTCATTTGGTAAGTATAACTTTAGATCTGCAGAAGATATTCTTGAAGCAACCAAACCGTTCCTATTACGTCTTGGCGTATCAGTAACAGTTAGCGAAAGACTGTTAAACGATTATAGTGATTTTCCAATTATAGAATCTACCGCTACAATTAGTGATGGCACTAATGCTATACAAGCTGAAGCTATTGTTGGCGTCGATCTTGATCAAAAAGGTATGCAAATGCCTCAAAAGTTTGGTTCAGCATCAAGTTACGGTAAAAAATATGCCCTTGGTAATCTGTTCTTGATTGACGACACTCAAGATCCTGATCATGGTACGCCACCACCGAGCGCTAAACAAAAAGTAAAAATTACTTTAGACTCTGATACTTTTGAAAAAGCTAAAGCTTATGTTAAAGATCAAACAACATTAGATACAATATTAAACAAGTACGATGTTGATCCTAAAGCTGTTGAAGCTCTTAAAAAAATGATCAATGGATAAAAAAGAAATTTTAGATAAACTAAAAGAAGACGAACATTACTACGGTGATTTTGGAAAGCAATTTTTAAGCAATTCAAATATAGATGCGTTATTGACTAACCCTTTATTAATGAATGCACCACAGCCTCCAAATCCTAATTTTGCAATAGGCGGATATTTTCATACCGCTATATTGGAACCAGATAAGTTAAATAAGTATAAGATTATTAACACAACGACTCGTAACACTAACGTTTACAAGGAGTTATCAGGCGGCGAGATTTGTTTATTGCAACACGAAGTTGACAATATCGAACTACTGAAGGATAAAATGTTAAGTAACAAAATATGCGAAAGTCTTATCCGAGGATTCAATGTTGAGTATGAAGTACCTGGTATTGTAGAAATAGACGGGGTAATGTGGAAAGGTAAAGCTGATATAATTAATCACGATGAAGGCTTAATCGTTGATTTAAAGACAACATCAGATTTATCAGGATTTAGTTACTCTGCAAAAAAATATAATTATGATAGTCAAGCTTATATTTATAAGAAATTGTTTGGTTACGATTTAGTTTTTATAGCTATAGATAAGAAGACTCATCAAATTGGTATCTTCGACTGCTCTGATAGATTTCTACAGGGCGGCGAAGATAAAGTTAAGCTCGCAATAGATGCTTACAAATTATTTTATAAAACAGAGGACTTTGATCCACAACAATATTTATTAACTAAAACACTTTAATTAAATTAAACACTATGGCATCAATTATTAAAACAAGTATTAACTTGAACGACATTCCTAAGCACAAAATTATTGACGGCAAAAAAGGAAAGTATTTACCAATTACAATTACATTAAATGACGAGGTTGACCAGTTTGGTAATCAAGGACCAGTAATGGTTGAACAGTCTAAAGAAGAACGTGAGGCAAAAGCTGCTAAAGTATATCTTGGAAATGTAAAAGTTGTTTGGACTAACGGAGCAAATGTAGACGTTGCACCAAGAGCAGATGGACAACAACAAGCTAGGCCAGCGCAAGCACCAGCAGAAGTACTTGATGATTTGCCTTTCTAAATTTATAGTATTATAAATTTTATATTATATGTAATGCGTTAAGTTATTTTTTGTATCTTAGCGCATTATATTTAATACGCATTAACTAAATCAAATTAAATTTTTCCTATGAATGTAGAGACACACGAGATCAACGGATTTCAAATTGACAATTTTAATCAATACAAGCTTGAAGAGGGTAAGACACAAGGTATATGCCCGCTATGTTCTGCTGATAGAAAAGGCGAACACAAAAAAGCGAAATGTGCTAGTTATGATTGGGAGCGCGGTATTGGTACTTGTCATAACTGTAACAAAACTTTTCAGATGCATACCTATCAAAGAAAAGGTACAAGTGAAAAAGTTTATGTAAAACCACCACAGAAAGAGCAAGTTGAGGAAATGCAAATCAGTGAACCAGTAATAAATTGGTTTAACAACAGAGGAATTTCTAAAGAAACACTTTATGAATTAGGAATTTCTGAGAGCCAAGAGTTTATGCCTCAAACTAGCAAAGTAGAAAACACAATTAATTTTAACTATTACATTGGCGATCAATTAATTAATGTCAAGTATAGAGATGGCAGAAAAAACTTTAAGTTATTTAAGGGAGCCGAAAAAGTATTCTATAATATAAATAGCATCGTAGGATATGAATATTGTGTGATTGTTGAAGGTGAAATGGACGTGTTAGCGTTACATGAAGCAGGTATAACCAATGCAATATCAGTGCCTAATGGCGCAACACTTAATAATAATAATCTTGATTACTTAGATAACTGTATAGATTATTTCGAAGATAAAACAAAAATAATATTAGCAGTTGATTCTGACGAAGCTGGACAAGCTCTGCAAACAGAGTTAGTTAGAAGGTTAGGATCAGAAGTTTGTTATATTGCAAGCTTCGATGACTGCAAAGACGCAAACGAATATTTATTAAAGTATGGCAAAGAAAAATTATCACAAAGAATTGCAAGATCAAAGCCGGTTCCACTCGAGAACGTTGTTACATTCAGGGATCTCGAAGATGAAGTTACGGACTTTGTTCGCAATGGGTTTAAGCCCGGATTTCAAGTTGGCCTTCCAAATTTTGATAGCATCTTTTCAACTTACACTGGTCAATTCATTACTGTCACTGGTATTCCGTCTTCCGGTAAAAGTGATTTTGTCGACCAAATGGTTGTGGGTTATAATCAGAACTATGGTTGGAAAACGGCATTCGCTTCACCAGAAAATACTCCAGCTTATCTCCATGCCCACAAATTAATGCGTAAAGTTTGGCAAGGCATGCCAACTAAAGATGATATTGGTGGCGATAGATGGAATCAAGTAGCAGAGCACTGCAACTCAAACTTCTTTCATATCGACATGGAACGATATACTTTAGAATCAGTATTAAGAAAAGCAGCGGAGCTTGTTAAGCGAAAAGGTATTAAATGCTTAGTCATTGATCCATTCAATAAAGTAAGAGATGTTGATGCTAAGACTGAAGATGTTAATAAATACACAATGGAATACTTACAAAAGATAGAAGTATTTGCTAAGAAGTATGATGTCCTTGTATTTATAGTAGCGCATCCAACAAAAATGTATAAAGGTTCTGATGGTAAAATTGAAGAGCCAACAATGTACAACATTAAAGGCGGTGGTGAATGGTATGATGCCTCTTATCATGGATTGTTAGTCCATAGAGACTATGAAAACAAAACTGTTAAATGCAAAGTATTAAAAGTTAAGTTTCAAAACCTTGGTGAGAATGGGGCTGAAGCTCACTTCAGATGGTTACCAGACTCAGGAAGCTTTCAACCGATTGAATCACCTGATATGTCAGATGAAAAAATGCCTTGGGAATAAATGGGTAGTGGCTCTAAAAAGAAAGAAGTAATTGATATGGGTAATTATATTGCATCAGATAAAGAGCAAGCAGCATTTATGTGGTGCATTAGAAACGGTATAAAAGTTGCACCTAGAGCTAAGAGTAGTAAAGAATGGTATCTTACTATTGATGTTAATGGTAAAGTAGCTGAAAGTCCTATTGCTTATGAAAAGATAGAAATATGGAAACAATTATATAAATTTTATCTGTATTATTATAACAAGTATCACAAGGTTGAAGAAGTTATCAAGGACATAAAGAAAGTAGAAGTTAATAAAGAGGTTAAGACAGAACCTATTAAAGATCAACAACAATCATTATTTTAGTATGACAAATATAGAAGACGAATACAAAGCGCTTATATCAGAGATATTGCACAGAGGCAAATCTAAGGGCGACAGAACAGGAACAGGTACAGTTTCTGTATTTGGTAAAACAATTGTTCATGATATGGAATTAGGTTTTCCATTATTAACTTGTAAGAAAATATCTTTTACAGCCGCAAGAACTGAGTTGCTTTGGATATTACAAGGTAGAACTGATTTAAAGTTTTTAGAAGACAACGGCGTAAAGTACTGGAGACCAGACTACGAACGATCAGGTAGAACAGACGAACAGTTAGGGCCAGTATATGGTAAGCAATGGCGTGATTTTGCAGGAGTTGATCAGCTGTACGAATTAGTGTATAGCATCGAAAAAGAACCAACTTCAAGACGTTTAATTGTTAGCGCTTGGGCTCCTCATGAAATGAAAGATATGGTTTTACCACCTTGTCATTATGCTTTTCAAGTATATATAAATAACGATACATTAGATTTAATGTGGATGCAGCGATCTGCTGATGTATTCTTAGGTTTACCTTATGACATTGCAATGTATGGTTTATTATTAGAATTATTAGCTAAAGGTGCTGGATTGAAACCAGGTAGACTTATAGGTCAGCTAGGCGATTGTCACTTATATAATAACCATATAGATCAAGCTAAAGAATATGTATCAAGAACTAAGAAATCATTGCCTAGACTTGAACTAGAAGAAGGTATTAGAATAAGTAAAAAGATGGATGCTCACAAAAGATTAATAATTCCTCAAATTGAAGACATAGAGATAAGAGACTATCATCCGCTACCAGCAATAAAAGCAGAATTAAGCGTAGGAAAATAATTTAATATATATGTACAATGAATCAAATAATTTATTATCTTTACCATATTCCTGGTAAAAA